CAAGTCGTACTTCTCTTTCGCGACCTGTCAAACCCTTGGCAACGTCTACGTTTAGAATCTCAGCTGCACTGCAAATTTTTCCTTCCGCAGGCTTAGCATACTTGTAAGGTTCATCAGATACCTCCACATTTATTTCGCCACTCTTTATCTTCCAAAAATCATCGTCCATATCAATAATGATTTATTCGTTCAACATTCATTACTCTAATCATAAACTTGCGAGCTTCCTCTTCCGAGGCTTCACCACGGACTGAACCTTTACAAAAGTTTCCAAAGTCACTGGCTCGCTCTATCTTACCATCGCAAGTTTCACCAATCAATACTCCGTAGCCATCACCTCCAATATATCCGTCATGGATAAAAACGTGACCACTACCATCGACAAGAAATGCTCCTGCCTTGTATTCACTTTTTCTCATATCCTTAATCCTTAAATTTGTAATCTCGTTTTTTACACCAAATGAGAGCCTTCACGAGCAAGCCGAACAAATCGTTCTCGCCCATGAATGTTACCACTTCTTGTCCTCCTTCGCCTTTATCGAGCGGAAGATACAAGGTGAGCATATACCCCCTTACGTCAATTAGCTTGTATCGTATCGGCATATAGTCCAGTAACGCCATCAAACTCCATGCAGGACAATCACTCTCGTAGCTGTGGTCAAAATATCCGTCACTCTTTAATCTTAGTGACACATCATAATCGCCACCTTCTTCCTTATACTGTTCCGCTTCTTCATACGAACACTGGTTGCCATCATCGGCTGTAAAAATGTAGCACATATCCGCAGTGTAACTCGGAATACCTGCATCAAGCAATCTCTTAGACTGCTCAATCGTTGTTGCTGTCTGTATCATTTCTCGTAATTATATTTATATTTAACTCCTATCACTTCGCCACGTCTTACGCCATTATCAACGCATACAACATAGACGAACTTCTTGAATTTTCTGTAAGGGTTCTCAATCTTGAATACGCCACTCTTCATGGGTCGTGAGCTGCTTCTTACTATCGTATAAGCAACCTCCGTACAATCCGCATCGTAGTACAGCGTAGTTTCGTAAACGGTCGTCCGCATATAAGTCTTGATACGTTTTACTTTCGAGTATAGCGTACATTCGGCTTTACAAGCGTACTTCGCAGCAATTCTATTGAGAGTATATCCGTCCATATCAATCCGCTGTTGATGGAATTGGGATTTCGGGGAGAGGCATCCATAACGTAACATTCTGTTGCTCTACATCGTCAATGCCAAACAATGTTTCACCAGCTTCGTCCATAAATATAATAAAGAATGCGCCTTCCTGCTTCTTGAACCGCAAAATTGTGTATTCTCTTATGTCGGAAAGGTACGCAAGATATTCGCCATCCTCTGTTGGAAGCTCTTTTCTTACATCTCGCCAATCGGGGTTATTGTCTGCCATATTCCAACCGTCAATAAACGCAGCTTTTTCTGCGTCCGTATTGGTGTGGAATCCTGCTACCATATCTCTTAGCTTGCTTCTGTCTACTTCCATATCAATCCAATGTTACAAGATAAAACTTCTTGGGCTCGTCACACACTTCTGAAAATATAGGGCTGCTGCTGTTTAAAATACCCAACCCAATGCTACCATCCACCCAACATCCGTCCATCTCGTCCTTTGTTGGCTTGTACTCAAACATATCAATTTGGTTTCTCAACGGCTGTGGCTGTCTTACCATCCACACTCCACGCGAAGAGGTAATCTGTTCCATTATCTTCTGTTCGGCATACTCAACGCCTGCCAAAAATCGCTCATCAAGCCTACCACCCAACTTATAACTGTCGGGTATCTCGCTATCATTCAGCATTTCTTTTATTGTTATTTCTTTCATTTTCGTATATCTGATTTAGTCTATAATCAATGTTCTTTTTCATCTCTTCAAGATACGTCCGCTCATATTCCGTCACGTGGTCGAGAGCCATCCTGTAAGCCTTCATCACTGCGTCACGAGCCGACTGCTTGATTTCATTCCGTTCTTTGTTTGTTAGTTTCATTTTTTCGGCAATATCTTTACGATGGTTTCCTTTAAATCGTCAAGCAACTCATCGTAAGTAGCAAAAAGTTCTTTCTCGTACATACGAAACTGGCTCACGTGATATACTATATCCTTACCTTCCGTTGATATAGCATCTATCACGCCGGTAGTGATTTTGTTCCAACACATCCAACACACCCTATCGCCTACATCAAATCTTGTTTTCATCTTTCCGTAAATTTATCGACTTCAACATATTGAAACTTATCTCCGGGGAGAAGAGTAAGCAAGACGTTATCCTTGCCGTCCTCTATCCGAACCTTCTTGCCATTGGTTGAATGCACAATATAAAACACTCCATACACATAGCCGTGAGAGTACCATCCGCTATTCGTAGACTTTCTGAAAAGCAACCAACGGCCGTTCAGCTCCTTGCAGGTCTTTTCGTTTACTTCTGCTGTAATCCATACCGGGATTTTGTCACGGGAATACTTGTGTATTCTAATGCGTCCTTCCATGTATTCGTACATCGCCAGAAAACCTATCGCGCCGAATAGACCAAGAAACATAAGGCCTGCACAAGATAAAAATACTTCTATTACACTCATCCCTTCAACGTCTTATGTGTTATCGACTTCTCTACAAACTCATCGTCTATCAATGCTGCAACGGTATCAAAGACCTTTTCGTCCTTTGAGCGAAAAACACACTCCGTTTCGTCATTCCCGTGCAGGAATAAATAGAATCTATCTACGCCATACTTCTTAAATAAGTCCGACAATTCTTGTACTAAATTTTTCTGTTCCATATACTTGTTTTTTTAAGTTACGGCGGCTCGCAAAGAGCCACCTAATAAAGACCGAAGACTAAAGGCCAAATGCGGACACCGGACGCACCCTGGCCTGAAACGAGGCCTTAGTGTTCCAGCGGTTCACATAGCCACTGGACAGGGTAACGTACCAAGCGCACGAGCCACTGAGCTCGGTACTACTCCAATAGCAATCGTCCTTCAACGTATCTCCTCCACACTTTGTAAGCATACGGTTAAGCTCGTCTTTCACTTTACACATCAACACGAGTTGCCCCGCGGATGGGATGTATTCTTCATCCTTTAGCTTAATCTCCTCGTTTAACGGTAGCGCAGCGGTATTACTCTTGCCATCGTAGTCAAAGATAGCGTCTACTTCTCGCTCGTAGTACTTGTTGTTCTTCGTGCCTTCGCTACATAGCTCTACCGGTTCTTCCGTTGCATCGTGCAGCGAAACAACAAACGTAGGGCAAAGATTGCTCTTTATCGCAATGCCTTTATCCGTCTTGAATAACTCAATCTGCAAGCCGTTACCGCTTACCGCTTCACCTCCATTTACAAACGCGTAAATTTCCATCGCCTTTGCTATATCCCAGTTATTAGCCTCGGCAATCTTTAATCGTAATTCTTTATTGTCCATCATGCTTCTGCAATATTATCTTCGTTGTTAAACCATTCGTTATCTTTCTTCTTGTCCTTGACAGCCAATTCAGCCATCTTATGTTCGGCCATAAATCGAAGAACCGTCATAATAAGTAAGGAACCAATCTTATGATTATTCTCCATAACCGTATATATACAACGGGCAATCTTATCATTCTCGCCATCTGCCAACACGCAAACAGAATCCTTATCCGGAGCTTCAAACATGAACAGTCCGGCGTTTATATCAAACTTATCCAGTACCTTTTCGAGAGCTACTTCCACTTCTTCGTCACTATACTTTTTCATTCTTGCCTATAAACTTTAAAGCCGCATTCCGGGCATTGTTCAACTCCTTTAAAATCTCATCGGAACTCATCTCGCCGGGTAGTTCCTTGTAAGCCACTCCTTGACAGGTTAGGTATATACTACCACCCCGTGCCGTAATATCAAAACTATCTTTGATAGTCCTAATAAGTTCATCCTCGCGACTTTCAAATAAATCTCCAAATATCCACATATCGTATTAGTTTTCTTTTTCCAGATAATCCAAAAGTTCACGTGCGCAGTTGTAATTATACTCGCTATCCTCTGACGAGAAGGTCTTTATCAACAATCTTCTTCTGTGTAGCGTATCGGTACATCCGTACACACTAATAGAGGTACTATCATCGTCTCCATCAAGCGTAAAACACTTGAATCCGTGACGCTCCAACATATTGAAGGTCATGTTTAGATAAGAGATTTCGTTCTCCAACTTGTCAATGTAATCTTTCTGTTTTTGAGATTCCTGCATCGTAACATCGTGTATCAGCTTACGTCTCTTAGCTTCTTCCGTCAGTTCTTTTATAATATTGTGCTGCCGATAATTGCAGTAAAAACAAACGCACACACACAGGAACTGCACAATGCTGCATATTGTTGTAATACTCATTTTTCAAATAATTCTTTATAGTCCGACAAAATTTTCTTTCCTCTTTCACTATCGCAGAAACGGCAACTCTTCATTTCCGGGCAGATACCACTACGATATATACACTGCGGCACCATCATAAAAGCCAAAGCCGGATCTACTTTTGCCACCTGCCATTTCACCGCCTGCCATACATCACGAGTCTCCTTTGAGGCTTTGCTACATAGACGCAGCTTGCTGATGTTGATAATCTCTTCGGCATTGAGTAATAATCCCATACTTTGAGGAGTCATGCGCCCGTACTTTACGGGAGCCTCCTTTATAAAGGTAGACACATCTTCCAAGGTATCGGTAGCTCTTTCGAGCATATACTCCGGCGCATCGTTTTCTTGCCCGTAAGCGCAAGCCTCTATCTGCTCTACCATATCCTCGCAGTCTTTCGTAAAATCCAAGCCACCTCTGTCTGTCCTAAACGATTGAACAAAAGGTTGCGCGTGGACGTGACGTACAAGATGTCCTATGACAAAGGACGGAATATTAAAGAACTCTATCCAAAATATTTGTGTCCTCTGGTTGGAATGTCCTGCTTTGTAGCAGGCACGCAGCGACATCCGGCTCTCCTTACCGGTAGTCATTTTGTTTGCTTTATGCAGCAAAACTTCATCCGTTAGTTTCGTTACTCTGATTTCCATTTCTTTTGCTTCTTATTTTTTAAAGGTTTCACTCTTAAAGGTCTCATCCACCGGAAAGAACTCCGGGAAATACACATTTACTTCATTGTTCATTTTTACCGTTATTTTAGGTCAAAGATAACCGCTAAGGAAGAAAGCCGCTACTCTTTTACCTCCAAAGCGATTACTCTTTTCTTTATATCTAAAAAAGTCTCGTGCCGTAGCGGTGGCACATATATCGTTTTGTTTTCGGTTGCAAAGATACTACCAAAATTTTGATACTGCAAGTATTTTGATATGTTTTATAACATATTTTTGAAAAAAGTAGTGTTATTCTCACGAACTACACCACCTAAAGAAAAATAAAACAATAAACTATGTATAATATTATAACTTGTACCCGTCAATCTGCAAAGGAGGTCTATCTTCTTCCACACTCGCATCATCGTTAAGGGTAGATTCTCTTTTAATCGTTTCTTCAATTTCTGCAATACGCTTTTGCGCTTCCGTACTCTGGCGGTACTCTTGAAAGACACCAATCTCAATCTCGCCACCGCGAGGTTTTAAGATAACAAGATGGTGCGTGTTTCTTGTCTTATCCATAAACTCCTTCTTCTTTAACACACAAAAAATGTTTCGCTTACCCGTAATGGGATTCACCGTCACATCCTCTTGGAATATCTCGTTAAGATATATCTTCCCGACCAAGAAGATAGGCGTTCCATCGCTGTTTAGGTTGCGAAAAGCACACTGAACGGATTTCTGTCCGGTCTTGCAATTAATATGTATGTGACGCGCCTCCAATTCATCCAAACAGATGGCTCCTTTGGCGTAGATGGGTGTTGCAGCGGAATTGTCATAGTTTATCTCATATCCATTGTTGTTAAGACAGGGAGATAGCTTACCTGCGTCCTTTGCATTCTCTCTTGTCTCTGCATCCAGCGTACTGCGATAATCCTTACTCATCCACGCAATATTCATCTTGTGCGTACAACCATTGGCTTCCATCCGGTCGTTTTCTCTCACAAAATAACGTATCGTAATATCCCCCTTGCGGCTACGAAACACCTGTCCGTTATTGCAAGGGATAACAAGGACATTGGTCTCCTTACCACCCAACACCCTGCGCTCGATAAAAGACCCGTTTATCTTTGAGAGATTAACAACCGAAAAGAAGTCCATAATAGCCAAAATTTTAGTTTACCTTCGTCAATACGGGGTAGTCCTTATCTACATACATCGCCACGAGCTGGCCGCTAACTGTCGGCAAATTGTTGTCCGTAATCTGCTCGGCATTATCCATTACGGTAGGCATTGCTACATCGTAACAAGCCATAAATGCGTTAGCAATATCCACGCCTGCAAGCACACTGCTTGCCGTATTGGTGGTTTTAAAGTCTACACCTCCAACCGTCACCGTGCAGATGTCGTTTATCTCACCTGCCTTTGAAATTTCCGTCATTTCAATGTGACAATAATTAAAGTACTTGTTGGCTCTCGTGCGAACAATATCCGCCCACTCTCTTTCACGGCGTATGGCAGTGTCTAAGAGACCTTCCAAGTGAGCCATTTCAACGCCCACCTGTCGCTTCTTCTCTTCAATCTCCTCGATTCTCTTTTGTCCGCGAGCATACGCTTCTTCGCGAGCCACAATAACCGACAAATCTTTGATGGTTTGCAAAAGTGCATCCTTTTTAGCCTGCAATTCGGACGTATCACTCTCCGGAACAACCGTAAGACTCTCCTCCATGCGGCTAATTTCCTCTGTGAGCGATTTAAACTCCTCCGTATCGTCAAACATACGTTTACCTTCCCTTGCATCCTCATACGCTTTTTTCTCCTCTTCAAAAGATGGGACTTCCTGCGCCTTAATAGAAGCTTTCTTCTCCTCCAGCTCTTTTAAACGTTGGGTGCGCTCTTCTTTCTGTGCCGCTGCCTGCTTGCCCTTTTCTACGCACGCTTTATGATCTGCCTCTTTTTGCTCGTAGAACTTTATTCGCAAATCGTCTATCATGTCGTGTGGCAGGACTTGTCCGCAGGTAGAACAGGTCTGATTATCGTTAAACTCACGAGCTTTTATTGTGGCATTCTCCGTCTTTAAGGCGTTGTATCTATCCTCCACCGATTTTAGGTCGTTCTGTACGGCTACAATATCCCGGTCGATGGCAGCAATATCGTCTTTTATCGTATTGTTCTGAAACTTCACATTGTCGGCTTTTGATTTAGCCTCCATGTATTTTTGTTTCAGCTCGCGGATGGCGTTGTCCTGTTCCTCATCGAACGCCTTACGCTTGGCTTTAAGCTCCATCTTCTTTTCGTCAATTGCCAAGAGCTCGGTCTCGCGTTTATTCTTTAAAGGCCGGTTCTTTTCACCAAAGCCGATAATCTCATCGTCAATCTCCTTGATACGTGCTTCTGCCTCCGAAATCTTCTGACGGGATTCCTCGCAAGGAGAGATGTCCGGTAAAAGTTTTGTCTGCGCCTTTTTATCCGCGTCCAACTCTTCCACCTCCTTCTTCAAAGGTTTCAGCTCTTGATTGAGCTTTTCTTTTACGCTGTCGGTGTTTCCGCATTTCGCCAACAAAGACTCAATCGCCGTGTAATCACCGTGTAAGTCCTCATCCTTAATCTCACCTACCATGTCGGAGAAATGTCTGCGCAACTCCTTCCAGTCCATAGCGTGAGCCGAACGAATATTGGTAATAAAGCGCAACTTATCCAGCGGACAAAACATCTCCGAAACACGCACTTTATAATCGTTGGCAGTGACTTCCAAGCCGTCCACAAAGAATTTATACGTATCTGACTTGTCCTTCGTGTACTCCGAACTATTGCGCTTTCTCGTCCACTTCTGCTGCGCAAATCGTTGAAGCTCAACCTCGCGACCGTCTATCAAAAAAGTTCCCGTCACGATAGCCGGAATAGCATTGTCGGCGGTCATTTCAAGATTGGAATCGTACAGGTCGTAATTAAAACGTCCTTCTTTATCCACACCTGTCAATAGCCAACAATAAGCGTCCAAAACATGGCTCTTACCCGTCTTGTTTTCACCACGGATAATCGTCTTTCCTTCTTCGTTGAAATCCATCTCAAAACTCATCGCCTTGAAATTCTCCAACCGTAGCTTCTTTAAGATTATACTTTTCATACCTATCTTTATTTTGTTGATTAGTTACTTTCCGGTACTACCATAGCCACCTGCGCCACGCTCGGTTTCAGACAACTCATCCGCTTCCTCAAACTCAACGGCAGGATATGGTACAATGATTATCTGACAGATTCTATCGCCCACATTATAGTGCGCATTCGTTCCACCCATATTCTTCCAGATAGTAGATGTCGGCTTGAACTTCATTACCACCTCGCCTCTATATCCGCTATCAATAACGGCTACATGATTGGATAGTGCAATGTCATACTTTGACAAAGAGGAGCGAGGAAATATCAATCCTACATATCCTTCGGGTATCTCAAAGGCAAGTCCTGTTCCATAAACCACGTTACCCGTCTCGTCAAACGAGCGAGAGGTAGCCACCAAGTCCATGCCTGCGTCCCCCGGCTTTGCATACTTTGGCATTACCGCATTCTCCGACAATCGCTTAATGCGTACTTTTAAGGTTTCTCTTTTCATGACTTAAATCTTTCAATTAAAACGGAACATCCGTGCCATTATCCTTGTATGTCGGCTGTACCGGCTGCGCATTCTGCGGAACACCCACCTGTGGGTGGTTCATAGCGTCACGTCTTACAATCGGTTTGGCTCTACCCAATGTAGGCGCAAAAGTACCCTGCGGCAGTGCCGCCTTTCTCTCCTTGGAGTAAGAAAGCACGATGTCGTGAGACATACCATACTCATCCAGTCCTCTCTGGTCTACATTGCGCTTCGTCCACAATGTCAAGTTCAAATACGCCGCCTGTGCGCCACTCTTTAATGTCACCATCTGTAAGTCTGCTTGTGAAGCAGGAATCACTACGGCTAAACCGTTTGCTGTATTCTCCAACTGCGCTCCGGGAATAGATAGCAGATTGATACTACCGCTCAAAGAATTAAAAATGCTCATATATCAAATTATTTATATATTTACTCTGCAAAAATACGGAAAAATTTGTATTCTACAAAATATATTTTAGAAAAATGTTTGTTATTTCGCCTTTTTGGAGTCAAGTACACTATAAATCTTTGTCTTTGCGACACTTATGACTTCGTAATCACTCATGGATGTGCGCATAAAATCATGCACCTTACGCACCGCATCGGCCAAACTCATCCCGACTACCAACATCGGACACATCTTACGCTTTTCACGCGAAGAACTCTCGTCAATCGTAATCATCTGCACCTTTACCATATAGTAAAACTCCGCATCTGCAACCTGCACCGTCCCGATAACCTCCGAAAGACGAATCTTCTTAGAGGATTTACTCTCGACATCTTCAAAAAGTCCGGCTACCTCCTTTAATGCGGTCGTTTCCGCATCGCCACAACTGACGGCGTACACCAAGTACTGCTCTGTAACCTTCAATCTGTCACCATTCTCTTTCTGTTCTTTGTGCGAAATCGTACACAAATAAGTTCCTGTAGTCTCTTCCATAAATCTTATTTTTTATAAGTTATCAAATAAATCAAGTTGCACTGGAGACGTACTCTCCGTGTTTATAAATAAGTTCTCAAAAATATAGAACATACAGCTAACAACAATAGAATTGCCGGCCATCTTATATTGCTGGCCCTTACTTATCCCTGCCGCCTGTATCTTGTCTATATCCTCATCCCTTACATCCATAAGGCGAAAACACTCTCTGGGTGTTAGTTTGCGGATTCTGTATTCTTCCGGGTTGTACGTCCCGTTACTTTTCGTTTGTTCGTTCATACTTCTCTTATACGTATTATTCTTTGCCTTTTTCACTTATAAACCATAACGAACTCGCATCTATCCGAGCGCATATTGTTCCGCTAACATCGCTACGAGATTTTTGATTGTACGCATCAACATATTCCGTCTTGCTTCTATCAATCTTACCATCTTCAATCATTTTGTTCAGTCTGCTGTTTCCGTATTTCGGGGGGGGGGGCAGAATTACCTTCGGATAGTTGTAGTGTCCGCTCGTGTGTGTCGGTGCTATTTCCTGTGGAGATATTACCTTCCCGTCCTGTGAGCCGTTCACCCTCACTACCACCTTCACATTCGAGCTTGACGTAAGTGTCGTACTCTCGCGAACCTTCTTTTGTCTTAATGGCTCCGCTAATGCCTTGGGGGGGGGTGAAATTCGTCTTAAAACCGCAACCTTCTGCCACCTTGCGGTCACAATGCGCTACGATTCTTTCCACCTGCTGCGGTTTTAGGTAATAACCCTCATCCACCTCTTCCTCCAACACATCCTTCAATCGCTTTTCAAGCTCAAAAGGCTTCGGAAACTCATAATGCGCATTCTTATCCAGAATACTCACCATAAAACAGCGTTCTCTGTTTTGCGGTACGCCATAATTCTTGGCGTTTAGAATCTGCCAAAAATTCTTATATCCTTGCTCTTCGAGCCACGTCTGCCACGCCACAAAGAAAGGCATAAACTTCTTCTGCGTAATAGCCTTGACGTTCTCCATGAGAAGATATTTCGGGTGCTTTATGGCAATCGCTTTCTTACATTCCCAAAGGAGAGCTGAGCGTGTGCCACTACCCTCCTCAAAACCTGCCTGCTTACCGGCAGAAGAAATCGACTGGCAGTTATGCACAATAGCTCCATTAGCAGTGTATGAGTGTGCGTCCTCCACTTCCATGTTATAAACCGTGGCTCTCTTTCTTAGTTTAATAACCTCTTTTATCGGGAACCATACATATCCATCCTCATAAAAGGCTTTATCCTGTTTTCTATGTCCGATATGCCATGCAATAGAGTAGGAATCATGCTGATTACATATTCTTCCCTCGATAGTTACTTTTGGCTTGCGAGCAGTATAGTACATTCTTACGGGAGATTTATACACCTTTGAGATACACTGCTGTATTCCATACATAAGTTTTTGACTGATGGTTGTAGCCCTGTATTCAGACCTGTCGAAACATCCGTCAGAATCCACATAGCCATTAACAAAGGATTCAAGAAACTCAACGGGGAGATTTAAGGTCTCTTCATCTATTTGTTTGCCGCCAGCATAATATCCATACCTTTCAACAAAAATATTCAACTCGTTCATGCAGATAATCACCTTCGTAACAGTACGTTCGCGAGAAATAGTACAATGCCATCCACAATCAATTATTGCCGCAATGAGAGACTCCTCGTTTCGAGCAGAACAACAAATTACAATTCCGTTACCTGTGCGGCTTGTTTTCTTCCAACCGTCACCAACATATCTACCCATCAAATACCAAAACGATTTATTGGTAAATAATGGTGTCAGTTTGCATGGCTGCGGATTATTCCACCGTTTATCAAAATCCTGCCGCCACTCCCATTTGGGAAACTCCGACTTCTGATTAACAGCGTACCCAACAAAATGATCTCTTGTTAAATCCTTCGCTGCGCACCACTCCGCAGGCGTAAAACGTCTCTCTCCGAGATGCCCATACCTATAACGCCTACGCACATAAAATGGATGGTTAGGTGTGCAGAGAATTTCGTCAAAGCACATACCACGAACTTTTATAATAGGCGCATTCTCTCGGCTACCTACCTCAAGCACCTTGTGATACTCATTATCGTGCGCCAAAACAGAATCTCCTATTACAACTTCCTCAATAGGAATGTATCCTCTGGTGGTATGTATAAGAGTACCAGCAACAAAACATGGGAAACTGTAAGTAAATAACTCAAAATCACCAACTTGCGTCCAGTCTATCTTGGATATGTCGCCAAAGTTTTTATCACTCCACTTAGGATATACGGCATTGTGCGCATCTATGGCATACTTATCAATCTCGCTCCATCCGATAAGCTCATAGTTAAACTCCGGATGTGCTTCTTTCAACCGATCCAGAGCCATACACTGACTATCATACCCGGAAAAAGCGGTAAACACACGTAACTTCATCATAACAGATAACCAATCGTTATAACGTCAAACAACAACGCACACAAGAACATCATACTACGTTTCTCATCGCCAAACAATAGCTCTTTTAAAAAATCGCTCATATTCTTCCAATTTAAAACATAAGACAATTCCCGAAACAAGAGCCTTCACACATCTTGAATCGGGAACGTCTATATATAACCAAATAATACTAACGCATTACTAACTTCAACTCGTTCGGCATAGGTGAAGGGTACCGAACATGAAACTTAAAAACCATAATAAACTTAGCGGCGTAGGATGGAATCGAACCATCACATTGCATCGTCTAACCGAACACGAACTTCCGTTATTCTACTACACCATGTGCCGAAAGAAACCGTTTGTAAGAAACTTCCGGCGAAACATTTCTATATGGGATTCACATCGAACAAGTGGGAGTGAAAGGATTTGCACCTATGAACCTATAAAAGGAGCAGATTTACAGTCTGCCGCATTTGACTACTTTGCTACACTCCCTAAACATACAAAATGTAGCTATACTCACGTACCACTACATACCATCTAATGTTTAACCTTAAATCCTATAACCATGAACAAATTTCAATGCTATCTTATGGGTGACGAACAAGACTCGAACTTGTACCTCCGGACTCCTAACGCCCGGCGTGCTTCCTGTACACAATCGTCACTTTTCGCCGCGAGCGAAAAAACGTGAACCGCGTTAATAAACAACGTGAAGGACTCGAACCTACACTTCCGGATTACAAGTCCGGCGTGCCTCCTATGCACCTACGCCGAATATTACAATGGCAACGCGAACCACAACAACAATAAGGTGGTAATGATGGGACTCGAACCCTCCTTGACGCAGAAAAGAGACATCAATCAAGACGCTCCGCCCACGCGACACTGCCAACCAGCCAACATTACCAAAAATATATCTGAAAAATTCCCTTATACCATTCTTAGGAGTAGGTAGGGGTAGTATCACTACCACCCCCATCTTTAAAAATAAAGATATGAATACCTACTACATCCTAAAACAACATCAAATGTAATCAACACTTAGTGGGTTATCGGTAAAAGAAAATCATCTATCCTATTTTTCTTCGATGTGAAATGTCCCAATAAATCTTTTTAGAGTGATAAGAGCCTGTGAAAATGCGGAAGAAAACTACCCGGCTCCGTAGATACCCTCGTAATCCAGTTTTACACGTCCTCTACACATTTTTTGCGCTTTCCTTCTGCACTCTTCCAGCAGACAATGCTTTATACACCATGACACAACCGCATTTCAACAAAACTCATAAATCTAATGAGAAGCAAATCATCATAAATCACTCCGTCCTCGCTTGGACGTTGCAAATTTATACCAACTTTTTTATACGACCAAATATTTTACGCACTTTTTTTGAAAAATATTTATTTTACCACCATTTTAATGCCGTAAAACATAATTTAGAGCGGTGTCGTATGCTCTTTAACATAAATCTCCTGCATCTTCTGCCACTCATCCTCACCAATCAAACCAAACTCCGAATATAAAGCCTCGCCTTTATAATTGCTGACACTTATGCGAGAAGCATTCACAAAGAAAGAGTCAGACCTCTGAGCAATCTTCTTAATAAACGAACGCATCTCCTTCATCGTATCGCCTTTGTACGACATAAAACCAATATGCGCCATCACACCATTATCACCACGAGAGTCATAAACAAACGTCACCAAAGCATGACCCTCACTCTGCTTCTTTACATACTCACAAAACTTCGCGATAATCTGCTTGGAATACTTTCCCATATAACACCGCGCCTGTAAATACGCCATGTCTACTCTGGACTCATACAACGCCGGATCATCATTCTCAACCGGAACAAATCTACGCCGACCAAACTCATGCCTAAATCTAACATTCTTCATAATACATATAATTTTTTATATAAGAAGGAGGGAGCGGACGAAAAGATAACAATACGTAATATGAGCTTTATAAACATCCGCTATCCCCTCCAACTAACGATTATAACAAGAAATAAAATACCATTCAAATGAACGCACAAAAGTACACATAAATATCATACCAACCAAATAAAATCCACAAAATCTTGCCAATTTTTATCAAACCCATAAAATAAGCTCCCAAAATAAGGGTCTTATCCCCCTTCTTTTCCCCTATTAGACTATCTGTATCCTATACTTATCATTACCCTATATTATCCCCCTATAGATATTTATAGAACCACATACTATATATATAATATAAAGAAATAATATAACAAGTTATATTATCAAGAAAAAGCTCTCTATCTCGAAACCAAACCACCCCCTCCTCACACACGCATACGTACACAAAGCCAAATAAAACGCTGTAAGCTTTCCAAAACCAATCGGACTACCAAACTACCATCCAAAACAATTAAATCGCTTAGAAACAAAATAAAGCCTATCTATCAATGTGTAGAAGTCCATCCTTTCCGGACAGTACTCGTCTTTGTAAGCTCCAACCAGTAAATGCACAACACATAAGCTCACAAAAACTCCTACCATCCGGAAACTCTAACCTACGGACACCCAGCCAACCTACAAACACCAAACTTCCATACGGACATCGTATAAACAGAAACAAATACAAATACACAAATACCTTCGCGACAAAGTACACACTGGCTATACAACAGAAAATAAAAAATCAAGATGTAAGCATATATAAGTAGCCTCATGTTTTTGAAAAAATAAAATTTGAGATGTAGTGTATAGCTATATATGACAAATAAAATGAAATCAAAACAGAAAACATATGCCGGTAAACACAATGACGTAAAATTAAAATAAAAAAATTTTGAGACGTATATAGCATGACAAGAATATATTTTTAAAATAAAAATTTTTAAGGTGTAGGATGTGTGGTAAACGTGTGGTCAAGTATAAAAATAAAAAAATAAAAAATCGAGGTGTAGGGTAGAGGGTGCTTGTGTACCGGTGGGGGGGGGTGGGGGGTGCAAAGCTGCAAAAGTCGCTTAAAACAGCCTCAAACAGCCTCAAACATACACTAATTGAATATATAGTATGTGTTATTTGGTTCGGTTTGGTTTGGTATGGTTGAGGATGGTTGGTTGGTATGGTTGGTTCGGTTTGGTTTGGTATGGTTGAGGATGGTTGGTTGGTATGGTTGGTTCGGTTTGGTTTGGTATGGTTTGGTGAATGCTGCAGCCTCAACAATATACGAACTTACTATATATATATCTGTAATGATACACTTATATGATACATATATAGAATACATGTATATGTATATGATATATCTATATAGGTATCTGTAATGTTTATGTATTTGTATTGATCCACGTTACGCGTCGCAAAAGTCCGGAAGATATATACACAAAAAAAAGAGCGAGTATTAATATACCCACTCTTAAGAGTCCGAATAAGTGATACACTTATTCGTTATTATCTTCGGCAAAGATACGTTCATATCGTCGCTCATAGTCCCCCTTGCTTATGTCAAACGTATCAATTACCTTGGCGTCTACGTTATTGTATTCTTGGGGTGTAAGCGCGCCAAGAATGCCAACTTGGTATACCAAGCCTTCCTTGTCATCCTTGTACTGTCTGTTGTCGTACTGTTGCCCCTTAATAGCTTTCAGCATGTTATTAGCAAGAACGCGGGTAAAGTCATACCCTTCTGCGGGCGCGTCTACAAAGGTATAATATACCTTGTACGTATCTTTGCCCTTGCTATCAATGCCCGTTTTGATCCTTGCAGTTTTTTTCCGTAAGGGGATAAGCCCGCGCGTATTATCATATCGATAATATGGTACGTACCTAAGGGCTTCAGCCTTGAGTGACCGCATTTCCTTGGCGGTTATGTTTAAGCCGTCTTTCACCACAATTTCCCCAAAGTTGGTAAGTCGACGGGTGTACAAGTCCACACCGCTTGCGCCCTTTGCGGCGGCTGCAAAGATAGTGCGTATTGCAGAACTCAAGCTATTGTGTTCTCGGAGTACATTTGCTTTTCCTGCGCGTTCACGCGCTTTTTCCTCCGCGCGGGCTATGATACGCGCTGCAAAGGTTGCAGAGTCCACGTAAGCAGATTCTTTTATTTCTGCGTTCTCTGCAACTGCGTTCTCTACTACTGCTGCGTTCTCTACTGCTGCGTTCTCTACTACTGCTGCGTTCTCTACTGCTGCGTTCTCTACTACTGCTGCGTTCTCTACTACTGCTGCGTTCTCTACATTTGTTGTCATAATTGTATTTTTTAATTTGTTAGTAATGTTATTTATATCTTTATGGGTGCAAAGGTAGCACTTTATTTTTTTTTCACCAAGCATTTTTGCGATTTTTTTTCATCAAAAATGCATTTTTTTTCTAACTACTTAATTTTCAGTACTTTATAATTGATATTTTTTTCGGAACACTTTATTTTGCATATAAAGTATTGATTTTTAGCGTTTTAAGTGTTTTCTATATTATATATATAATGTATATGTTATATATAGAACTCGCCGGTGTGCCTGCCTGCCGGTGTGCCTGCCTGCCTGCCTTCCTGCCGGTGTGCCTGCCGGTGTGCCTGCCTGCCTTCCTGCCGGTGTGCCTGCCCATATAGATCCACTATTTTGACTAACTACTTGTACCACAATTAATTAGCAAAAACGCCGGAACGAACTAAACCGCTAACTACTTGAAAATGAGCTATTTACGCAAACAAAAAAGAAAGAATGAATAAACCGACTTGTAACTACTTGTAAATCAATCACTTAAAAAAAAGTTTGCAAAAAGTGGCTTAAATATTTTGCCGGAACAAAAGAATGTACTATCTTTGCACTCGGATATTTATAGTGATATTTGACTTATTTTTGCAAGTAATTGAAAATCAATGTTTTACCTTAATAAGTAAACACAGTTTGGCAAATTCGACCGTTTAATCGCGGTGTCAAATTGTTGATTTTTAGTCGGTTACATAATATCCCTTGGTAGTCGAACTTGCAGTTTGTTGCTAACTGTTTGATACATAGTTAGTTACTGTAAGTGGTTATAAACCAGCCACTTACACCACCACCGATAAAGCTATTTTAGACGGTGTGCACCCTTTTTGTCTTTAAGCGAAATGCGCAAAGGGACTTCAAGGAAGACACACAATAAGAAACGGTATTTAGACGGTATGCCTGAATTGTATCCTTACTACAAGGGTGCAAGGCCGGTTTTGAGTGGATAACACCGAATAACGCCGCCGGAAATAAGGAGGCGTGAAAGTTAGCAACACCGCGCGTATAATATCATCTAATAGATTATACTGCAGGTAATATGTAGTTATACAAAAACTACATAGCACGTCCGAATTATATAGTAACGTAATTTTGAGGTGCAACTATATAGCATATATAGTAAATTGACATAAAGCAAAGATGTCGTTCGGGTGTAGTTCCACTCTTAAAGTGGATAACTACATAAAGCGGTAACGCGCCTTATACTATGAAAAAGGAGTATTCCGATACACAAAGCATAAAGGGAAAACAAACTTACACACACTTTGTAGGTGTGGCAAGTTGTCAGAAGTAACGATCGGCTTTAAACGGCTGTACCTTGAGCCTTCCGGGGTGAATTGCGTGGTGGTTTCATTTGTGGAATGTCGAACAAAGCTAATGCAGGCTAAGACCGTATAAGTGAGTATGTGTAATAAAAGGGCGAAAGACCGGTTGTATCGGTACGTCTTAAATAAAAGCATTCGTAGGTTATACGATTAGTACGTTGAAGAAACGGAACACATTGCAAGCCGTGGCGCGAAACTATATTTTGTCTATATAGAAGGGATTCATAAGATTAGGTTTTTACGCACGGATTTTGTCCGTGTGGATTTTGGTTAAAGACAATGCTTGACGGCTCTAAACGGCGCGGCGGTGTGTACTATATGCACCGCCGGAAGAGCTTTTTTTGGGAGTTATGGTACATTGTGTGTAGTTCGATTCTGCAGCTCCCACTATAAACCAAAAGTGTTATAACTATGAATGATTTACAAGCAAAGTACTTTGAACGTACTGCAAAGTATGTGTCAAAAGGAAAAGGGCGGACTCAGCTACAAGTAAAGACCGCCCTCAAAGAAGGTCTAACCTATATGGACTATCTACGTGAATTAAAAGCAACCGATTCAAGATTATACGGGATCGAGTTGTGTGCGATAGAGAAGGAAGAGTATTTGCAGGAAAACTATATGTACTTTTCCAAGAGTGAGTACCGCCGCCGGATAACGGCTTATGCGATAAAGTATAAGCTCTTAAAAGACGATATAAAGAGATTTTACGCGGTGTAATATGCACCGCCCAAATATTAACCGATAAAAAAACAGAATGATATGAAAAAGAACGATTTTAAGGTGTTTGTTGTTTACACGGTATGTATGCTTATAGCATTTATCGCTGTACTCGTGTGGACTTGCGTCCGTCTATATGAATTAGGCGGCGTTGTACTGGCTATTACCGGTACTGTGCTAAGTGTGGTGTTTAGTTTGGCTATGTTGTATATTTTGTACAAGATGGCTACTTTGCGCAAATAATTCTTTTGGGTGGTCTTGAACCGCCCACTATGTTTAACCAATTAAAAGTAAGATTATGAATGAAATCATGTTTGTTGTTGCCTGTGCAAATAGCGCATGGCGCAAGTTTGTAGGAGAGTTCACGAACTACGAGTCAGCCGTAGAATCATACGAGAGAGAAGTACGCAAGTACAACCAGCTGATTGCAGACTGCGACGGTATCGGTCGTATTTTTACGGTACGTCTTGAGATTGTATCTCGTAATGATTGCGGTATTATAGAGTACCGCGAGGTGATGAAAGAGAGTGAGCGGGTATATACCGCCGCTTAAAAACGAAACGGGGAGCAATCCCCGTACCATATTAACCAACTAATTAAAACTAACGAATTATGAAGGAAAAGAAGTATTTTGGCGATTTCCGTGCAAACGGTACGTCTTTAATGAGAGGCTTTGAGTCAAACAACAAGAGACAAATGTATCTCGACTTGGTCGATATATGTGCCGCAAATTTGTCGTGTGGTGATTATGGGATAGTAGAGATAACCGATAGAAGAGATGGCACGCGAATGTTGTGGCGTGTATCTTCGAGAAAGAAGGTACATAAAATTCGTGCCTGCGTATTCGCTTAAAAAGAAGGGTGGTCTTGAACCGCCTACTATTGTTTAACCTATTAAATTAATTACAACTATGGATTGGGGTTTAATATTTCTGATTGCATTCCTTGGACTATTTATGTCCGGTAGCTTTTTGGCTTTGGCGTTCGTTTTTGCGAGTGACATTGCTATGAGTATATTAATGTGTGCTACGTCAGTATTTGTGCTTGTTGTGTTCGCTTTCCTCCTCTACGTGGAAATAAAGGACAAGTTTAAAAATGGGGCGGTGTAAACCGCTCGCTACGTCTAACGATTAAAACTTACTTATTATGGAGATTAATAAAGAAAGTGTACTTGGAATTATCCAAGAGTGGGAAGATGTCGAATATGACATTAACCACGGGATGGCAGATAGTTACCGGTATGATGGGGACTACGAAACAGAAGACCACTTTGAACGATTCTTTTATAACGAGTCCGATTGTGGTTTCTGTGTTATCACTGAAAAAGATACTGGCAATACGTACCTTTCCGAGACGGTAGAGGTGTATGATGATGATTTATGCGGATATGTTCGTTACGATATAAGCGAGCTACGCGATTACATCCAAAATAGGTGTGAGTGTAAGGACTATCGCCGGTAAGGAATAGGCGGTCTTGAACCGCCTACTATGTTTAACTTTTAAAACCTAATAATTATGCAATTAAAAACATTCGAACTAAGCCGTTACAACGAAAAATCTCAGCGATTTGCAAAAGATTGGCTATTACGCCCGAATATAAAAATTCTTGGTGTGAAATATTACAAGAATAATGACAGGGACGAGGATAAAGTATTTTATAGATACACTTCGGATTCATGGGCAGATATAACCAAAAACTATGTTGCATTACTGCCCGTAAAAAATTCCGGTGGTGCTCCGGTATTTTATGGCGATGTGGATTGGCTTGCTCGCACTACATTTGCCCGTGTATTTGCAAATAGCAAAGAATATTTTGGGCATGGTTATTGTACTTGTCAAAAGTATGCGTGGGTTTTAGACAGACAACGTATGTTGCGAATCCAACGAGCTATACAGCGACTTATTTCATAACTAAAAAAGGACGGTCAAACGACCGCCCACGATTTATTAACCAATAAAAATATATAAGATTATGAAGAAAAGTGAGTATTTGGAATTGCTCGACAAGATTAACGAGGAATATCCGGTGTATAACCAAATGCACGTTGTAGAAACAAAGCAAGGCGGTAAAGTGGTTTGCGGATTCAAAGACATGGAAGAAGTCGAAGATTGTGCATATAAGTACGACCTTGAAATGCGAATGGTAACGTATGATAACCGATACCACGGTGACAGAAAGTATAACGACCACGGCCTGTATATTGGTAAGGGCCTTGATGCTTACGAGTTCTACAGCGAGGACGAAAACGAAGTGTGCGAGGAATCACCACAAGAGTATTTTGAGAATCATATCGGAGCTGTGACAGGCTTAAAAGACCTTGATTCAGTAGAATCATACGTTGAAAATATGCGCATAATTTGCAACTGGCTGGAAGTTCGTGAAGAAGGCGAGGTCGTAATAATACATAATGACGAGTACGACCACACCGAAGAAAGATTCCAGGCGTTCCGGGAAGAAGACGGTGTGCAATTCTACATTGGTGTAGGCTTGGACTGGTCGGACTTGGACGATGATGAAGAAGAGAAAGAATGATTAGGGCGGTCAAACGACCGCTCACTTATTGTTAAACCAAAAACTTATAGAATATGATTAAGATTATTAAGAGCCGTAGTTACGGCATGGATTTGTTTGTGTTGTACGATGGTAAGTATTACTTTATCGAAAATTTGAATGGACTTGTAGCAATTGCCGAACGTGACAGCATGAATGCCGCGAGATTTGACGTGCAAATGACGAGCGCAATTGAAACAACCGTTATAAAGGCTGCTATAAATCGCTTAGAGCGACAAATGCACGGAAGTAAGGACATAACCGTAGATTACGTGTTTAACCGTGTTGTAGACGTTTCTACGGGTCAAGAATTGACCGGAGATTTGCCGTACAATATCTGGGTAGCAACTGCGGCACGGTAGAATTAGGGCGGTGTAAACCGCTCACTATGTTAAACCAATAAACTTATATAATTATGAAATCAAATGAGCAGATTTTTGCAGAGATTAGAGAGCAGGGTTACATCACAGAGCAGCAGATGAAGCTGTTGAAGAACCGCTCAAACCGTGAAGGTCGTGATTTGTTCGACTATTCCCTCAAGGAGAAAAATGATGGTGTGCCCGTAACAGCTACTCAAGGTGCTGTGGGTCTTGCCTACCTACGTAAGCAGGCAAAAAAATATAACACTCCACTTGGATGGCGTGAGAAGAATATCATTGAGCACGCTACGGAGAACGACTTCAGATTCATGGGCTTCCGTAATTGCGCCTACGACGGTGAACTACTCAACCTACAGCCCGTATTTAGGGTGAACACATCCGAAGGTAGCATGGAATATTACGTGAGCCACGAAGTGCAAGTAACGAACTAATCGAAAACGTCGGGACTTCCCGACGACAATTTATTAACCATTAAAAACTTATGTATTATGACAGAGAATCAGACAAAGAGAATGATTGCAAAGGTGTTAGAGAGCTTCGTAAAGTGGTGGAACGCCCATATCGAATCGGGTACACCCCTGCGGAGCGGTATGATGGAGATGCACTTCCAAATGTATTGTGAGCGTAACTTTAAGAAAGAGGTTGAGGCTGTGGGCTATGACCTGCTGCTACGCAACCTTAAACGCTGCATAACATTCATACCTAACAAAATGCTGATTGCATGGTCGGGCACAGCCCGACTACTATTGTTTAACCCTTAAAATTTAGAATTATGAATAAAGAAGATTTGCGTTATGAAGAGTTTTGCGAGAAGTTTGCAGAATGTTCAACAGAAGAAAAGATTGCCATGTTGCAAGAGTACTACGAGAACAACCACCCGGACGATATGTGGTATGACTTTGACGAGGAGTTCTTTGAGATGGCTTTCCGGAAAAAGCCATACGAGGCAGCAAGAGCCACCTATTTCGGAAACATTCGTAGCTGGCGTGATGAATACATCCGCTTTGACAGGTGTGGCAATTTAGAATCTGCACATACATACGATGTAGAACAAGAGGCGGATGATTGTAGACGAGAAATCTACGAAGAAGATTGCTGGCACGATTACATTGAGCTTGAGGCGGATGAAGAGAAAGAGGAGGAAGAAGGGGGAGAATAGCTCTTTGGGCGGTGTAAACCGCCTACTATATTGTTTAACTTTTAAAACCTATAATTATGAGAAAGACTGAATTTAACGTGTACACGTTTGACGAGTTGAATGACGATGCTAAGATGAATGCTATCGAAAAGATGCGTGATACTTGTTCCGCTCATTACGAAGACGATATTGCGGACTATTACTGTTCAACGATAAAGAAGTTTGGTGAAATGTTAGGAATAGAGATAGACGTTCGTTCGCACTATTCATCCGTTTATTTTCATGCAGATTGGAGAGGAAGATATTTCTTTGAAGACTTGGGTGCGGAGTATTTAAGCGGAAAACTACTGCAACGATACATTCGCAACGAAGTCTTTGGCTATCTTGTAAGTCACAAGAAATACTACTCAAAGGATTATAAAAAATATCGTATAAGTAGTATAATGATAAACAAAGACTACTTGGAGTCTGGCTTGACCGGCTACTTTTCTGACAATGCTGTCATACAGCCGTTTGTTGATTACATGAAACATCCGGACAATGGCACTACGCTTGCTGATATTGTGGAACGTAGCTTATCTGCTCTATTAGAGGAGTACGAAACAGATAAAGAATATGGTCGTAGTGATGAAAGCGTCAAAGAGGAACTTTCCGTAAACAACTACGAGTTCTACGAAAACGGCACGTGGTATCGTTAAAAGAAAGGTTGGTCGAAAGACCGACCGCTATTATTAACCAAATAAATTTTTAGAATTATGAGAAAGTATCATTACGAGTATGAAGTAAGAAATGTTAGTCTATCTTATGGTGGCACATTTTTAGGACGCTACCGCACCTTGGGTGAAGCACGAAACGCAAGAGCCATGAAGTCCTGCTGGGGTAGCATGGGTAGCTTGTGGGGCATACGTAAATTTAGAGTGTATGACGACTGACAACTATGGCGGTTTCTACCGCCAACAATTACTAACTTAAAAACTTAATGGATTATGTGTGAATTTAAACTTTTTACTAAGGACACTCAGCAGTACTTAGGCTCTTACGATAGCTATGAAGAAGCTAAGAGAGCAGCAATCGAGCTTAAAAGAGACTTTGGCGGTACATACGAAATTGATGCGGTTGAACATTGCTACGCAGACACTCCGGATTACGAAGATGTACCGTCTTATCTATGGGGCTATTAACATTCAGTCGGGTTTATCCCGACTACCATTATTAACCAATAAATTTTTAGAACTTATGAACGATAAAATTGTATTTAAGAAGAGCGGCGCGATTGAAGTGAGCGGCAAAGAAATCGGAACATGGAGCCGAGAGAAAGCATACGTATGTGGTCATAAATGGCGTTACGGTTCTACTTTCAAGTTGCACCAATATACCGGAATGGCATACGATTGGACGATTGAGGGCGTTAAAGCAAAAATCATGGAACACGTAGCACGTATGAATAATCCATACTATAAGCATTATGAAGAGGTCGAGGAGATGATATACGCTATTGTGAACAAGGTATGCGACAAACTTTGCACGTGCGATGTAAAATCAATAAAGCTCTTAATGTGGACGATGTTCCCTTATACAACTGCAATATGCGGAACATTTGAACGCTGCGACTACGATACAATGAGGATGTATCTGATTGATAGGCTCCGCGATTACGCAATGACGAGAATGGACGAGGGAAACGGATTGTTCAGTATGAGATGTCTCTTTGAGGACATCAAGAACAAAAAGTTTGATTAACAAACGAATGAGCGGTTTCGACCGCTCCCTAACCAAAATATAAATATTATGTTTCTAATTACGAAGATTGAAAGCTATACAACAAAGAACGGTACGGAGATTTTTATAGAACAGTACCAGATAAAAGATGACGCGAGAAAGTTATGGCGGTACGGAATTGTATCGGAATCCGGTAATAAGACGTTTCTTGATGCAGGATTGAAGGTGCGACCAAACAAAAAGAAGTTGGATAGACTTTACTAAGTCGGGATTATCCCGGCTACAATATGTTTAACTTTAAAACCAATTTTATTATGAATGCAAGTATTATTAGTAAGAGTGTGAAATCATCAAAGTGTGGAAAGATTAACATCTGGAACTGGATAGACAAAAGATGCGTTAGACCGGCTTTTAGTGGTGTGTTCTACGATGATGAGAACGAAACCGCCGTTGCAACCGATGGCAAGGCAATGCTACTATCGAAAGACTTGTACGTAAAACAAGACGATAGTGAGGATTGTTTGAAATCGCGCAAATGGAACGGGGAGCGTGGCTGTATCATGGATAAGAAGGGCAACTATATTCTGCAAAAGTTCCCGAATTATCATTTCGTTATACCACAAAGTGGATTGGAAGAAATTACCGTAGACTTTGAACGAGTAAAAGAATACGTTAAGCTGGATAACGCCGCAAAGAAAGTAAAAGGTAAAAGAGTGCTTTTTATGCGCGTTGGGACAGAGAAAGGGTCTGACACATTTCTTGATATAGAGAAGTGCCGATTGCTGCTTACGCTTCCGAAGGGGACGTTTTATACGAACGGAAGAAACGAGTTCGGTATGATAAAGTTTGTAAGCGATGATAAGAAAACAACGGCTCTATTTATGAGACATCATCTTTACGATCCGTGGTCTTCGGCAGATATACACTACGATGAGTAACACAAAGGGCGGTATTATACCGCCTACCATGTTAAACCAATAAAACAAATAATTATGAACGAGACATTAAGAAGAAAGTTTAAGTTCTTTCACGAGGAACATCCGGAATGCAAAGAAGAGGGTAAGTACTACGGCTCTCCCGGAGAGTTGTATGAACTACACTATTACACATCTCCTATTCGTGACGGTAAGGAATTGTACGCCGTTGAAAAGACCGCTTTATTCACAAAGATAGAGTTTGCAGATGAATCTATCAAGGAGTATATGCGAACAAACGAGAAGTTCAAAGGGTTTAGTCTTACGGAGATGGACTATCACGATTGGGGGATAGTATATCTTGGAACTTGTGACAAGTTGGGGTATGAAAGTACATACATCAAATTCTATATCATATTCAAGAGTGTGCATAATAAAGCTCTTCGATATTTGTAGAGAAACGAGCGGTATCTACCGCTCACATATTGTCAAACCTTTTAAAAATTGAATTATGAATACAGAAAGAAATTACAGAGAACAATTATTAGAGAAGTGCGGCTACAACGTATCTTTGGCAAAAGAATGCTATGAGTTTGTTGTTGGCAAGGAAGTTGAAACAAAGCGTATTGCAGGAGAGATTCTATCCGGGGCGCATGATTACGATGAGGATGAGATTAACTTGTATTACCTATATTCCACCGGAGATTACGCAACATCATTCTACGAAGGTATGGAAGTTGTTGGCATTCTGCTTAAAAAAGGAAAACACAAGTTTGCGGTAAGCCTGCATGATGCAACAGAAGAACCGGTGGAACTATGTAGCGAAGATACGGAAAGTAACAAGTACTACGAGCGAGAAGTGGACGCAATCTTTGATTATGATGGAAAGAGTAATACCGCTGCGCTACCTTTAAACGAGGAGATTAAGCTAAAGGATGAAGAATACATTCCATCTTCGGGTCAGCTTATTATAATGTGTAAAGTGAAAGACGAGCTTAACCGTATGCTTACAAAGTGTGGAGGAGATACGTTGAAGGACGATTGCTATTGGAGTAGTACCGAGGGCAGTGGCTCGAACGCTTGGCGCGTCTCCCTGTCCTATGGCGATGTGGACTACTGGGGCGCTAAGGCCACGAGTCAGTACAGGGTGCGTCCGGTGTCCGCATTTAGTCTTTAGTCTTTAGTCTTTATAGGTGGCTCTTTGTGAGCCGCCTACACATTATTAACCAATTAAAAAGTAAGATTATGGATAAAGAAATCAAAAATGAGATGTACGTCAAGTACAATCCGGAAGGAACGAGAATGCACATTACAAAACTTGGTCGTGAGAAAATGAGCGTTGCAAAAATATCGGTTACACAGCGAGAGTTGGACGCTTTACGATATGTAATAAGCCAGATAGAAAATTACGAGTTTGACGAGCCTCAAAGTGACGGAGAGATACCCGTTGCTATTGGACTTTCGGTAGGCGAGATGGATGCGCTGATAGATTTAGGTAAGGAAGTCCGCAAAATTTCTTCGGACTTGATAAAATAAATCGAAGGAATATCCGTTATATAGATAGATGTTTAACTTTAAAAGAACAAGATTATGTTTGGTATTTTAGTATTCTTGGCGTTCATGGCGCAGGTGTTCGGTGATTTTACAGGCAATCATCGTCACTAAACAAAGAAAGAAGGTGGTCTTAATTGACCGCCTACGAATTGTATAACCTTTTAAAAATTAATTAATTATGAAACAAGTAACGAAGAGATTTACAGTGAGATTTAGAGAAAATGGTGAATGGTTCGAGCAGTTCGACCGCAAGGAAGATGCAATTACTTGTTTGAAAGCAATGGAGGTGGACGATAAGCGAGAGCAAATCTACGAGCCGGACGTTTACGAGGTCTACGACAACGAGTTGGAAGAAATCGTAATGTAAATCCGAAGGGCGGTCTTTCTTCTTAGACCGCCTACAATGTTTAATTTTAAAATTTTACCATTATGGATAAGAAAGAATTTACTTTTAATGACCTTAAAGAGGTTGCATTGGACGATGTTATGAACTTGTTGAATGTATCGCTTAACCGAATACACGGTTGTACGGGGCTGACAGATGAGGAGAAAGATAAAATGGTGACAGCTATAATCAACGCTAAAGACGCGGTGGCAACCACCACGGAATATACTCCAAAGAACTATTAAGTAGGGGGCGGTGTGACAGCCGCCTACCAATATTAACCAATAAACTTATAAAATTATGACAAAGAACGAGCTTGACTTGGTAATCATGACGCTAAAAGAGGTGGATATGATACCGCACAGAGATTCAGAAAAGATGGCACAGGTTGTTCTAAACATCTTTGGTCGGCGTAAACTTGGGAATTACTTCGGACTTTTAGATACGTCCAGAGATTCAATCCTTACGTTCACTGCGCACGTTATTTCAAATGAATACTAAAATGGTTGGCTTTCGAGCCGACCGCTATTATCAACCTTTAAAACTTATAATTATGAAGAAGAATATGTATTATGACAGATTACCGAAGTTGAACATCAACCCGGAAGGAGCTGCAAAGAAAACGGCAACACAGAACGAGAAAACGTATCGAGAAGCGAAACTGCGCTCCTTGTCCGATAGTTATTCAGAAGTATATTGTTACGTGATATTTGACGATGGCGATATGGTAAACTTAGGCATTAAGACAATTAATGATTCGGAAGATTTTGACGAGAGAAGTTTTGCTGGTGAATCGGCAAGCCTAATAAAGACTGCAAAACCCGTTGTGGCTATCATCCAATATATTCACAAGATATACACGGTGTGCCAACTGAAACGCACAAAGATAATGGATTCTCGGCATTGGGAGTACAAACGCTCAATCGTTCAATTCTAATTCTTTAAAAAGGATGGGGAGACCCGTCCGCTATTTATTAACCGAGCTTACGGCTCATAAAACTTTTAGATTATGAATAACAATGAAAGATTGGTAGAGATTCTACATCGTGCGATTAACAATGGGTATTTTGTATTTAGCGCAAGTGGAGGAAATGGTGGCGGCGGCTTTGACCTTTTCGGACATCGTTGCTACGATGAGACGGAGGATCATTTTTTAAGCGACCTTGAACTTTCATTTGAAATGGTTTCAAAGGCAGATGAGGTTAAACAAATAAGTAAAGAAGAACTCCTTCCGGACTTTGATGATAAAGAAATTGACTTTGATAGAGCGGAGATTTGGCAGGTTACTTACGACAAAAGGTATCAAAATCCGATTTTTGAGCAGTTTATCGTATATCCCGACCTATATTAGTTTTATATTAGTTGAAAAAATATTGCCAAAATACTTGCATATATCAAAAAATAGTAGTACCTTTGCCATCGTATAAAACAAGGTAACTATTTGACAAAAGCCTGCCAACCGTGACGGTGCGCGGGTTACGAATAAAAACAAGGTACAAGTATGACAAAGTTATATGTATGTTCCCTGTCAGAGGTTTCAAGCGAGGAACCTTTGTTTTCAGACCAAGAGGCCTTTCAGTCTATGGACGATGCGATTGATTGGTTTAATTACATTCTTGAAACGAAGGAGATTCGTAGAATGCGTTTCGATAGCACGGACGATGTTTGTGAAGGGTTGTTCCTCAAACAATTCCACGGATTTTCAGAGCAGGACGGAGAGGTACTGGTAACAGTAAAGGAAGTCTTGCTGGCATGACGGTCTTTGACATATTGGTTAGTTTTATTGGGTTAATATTTCCGGGATGGAGATTTCGGTTTTTCGGTTTCCGAGATTTCCGTCCGCAAAGAATGTTTCTAATGCAAGTTTGTGTTTTGTACCGTGTTGCTATTCGTGAGAATCGCAACATACATTGTAATTGTAATTTTTTTAATGTTAAAATGTTTAGGTTGCCAGCCGTGACGGTGCGCAACCTTCTTCCTTTATTGATTTGACGAGTGTATAAACAATCAAAGTGCTGCCACCTGCGACAGGGCGCAGCATTCACAACTTTATGACTTATAATTAATCATTAGTTTTATCATTTTGTACGACCCGGAATCTACCAATCGTGACGAGGCGTAGATTCTATAAGTTTTTTTTAAATTGGCATATTATAGTTTTCTTAGCGGTACCGGTCGGGAGGATTCGTACTGCACTATTTTTGTACTTTTTGTTATTTCGTGTAGACATACATGTTAATGTTTTACGGCAAATAAGCTGCCGCACGTGAGTATCGCAGCTTACAGTGTTCATAAGTTGTATAATGTATTTTTTAGAAATTCTTTCGCTGCTTAGTCGAGATGATTGGCAGCGACCACTTTTTATCAGTTTCTATATATACGTTTTAAGATTTAATGTTAGATAGCGGTGTTATTCGGGATGGCTCGCACCGCTCTGTTTTTAATTACTTGCAATATTATACAATAATATCCTTTTAGTGCTGTCAAGCCGTGATGGTTCACAGCACCCGACTCTTATTATTAATATTCGATATTTAGCGTTGCCATACGAGAGTACCGCAACGCCCATACATTAATTTTCATCGGTTTTAGATTATTAGATGTTTCCAGTGCTGCCGGATGTGAATCTCGCGGCACCCTTTGTATAACCAATAAAACATATCAGTATGGAACGAAAAGATTTCAAGAAGTTTAAAGCAGATTGCGAAGAGTTGTTGGAAAGAGTGTGTAAGGAGAATGCAGGATGCGATGTTTGTGTTGTAGCCGATTATTATCCGGAAAGCGAGTACTACGTATTTGGAAAGCTCGCAGTGGGTGTACCGTCACATTTTCATCATAGAGAACTGGATGAGTACCTACCCAAGATTATCCGACAAGGAATTAAGGTAGCTATCTGTTCGTAGCAATTAAGGCGGTTTTTACCGCCTACAATGAACGATATATGTTTTGACGTAAGTTTGTCCGTCTATAAAAAGATAGGCTCTTAGAAGCAAAATATGGGCGTTTTCAACAAAAATGAGAGTTTTTTGAAAAAAAGTTGCTCAAAAATTTGGTGGATTGAAAATATAAGCCTAACTTTGCTGCCGTATCAAGGAGCTGGCCTGAAAACAACTAAATACCTTTAGGTATGATTATATTCATAATACATATATATCGACCTTCGGTAAAAAAAAGAAATAATCACGCAAGGTGTTTGTTGTTTTTTTAAGGGTAGCTAACCGAAAGGTCGTTTTTATTTGCCCATACGCGAACGAACTGCCGAAGGAAATTGAATCGCCCAAGTAGGATTGGTACTTACCATGCGTGTATCGACGTGGCTGTACGTTCCGCGCATGGGAAAGACGAGGATAGAAGGAACGTAGATGATCCTCCCAGTAGGGAGCAACAGGAGCAACATCCTGTTATCTCGCAGCTGGTCTACGGTCGTGATTGATTGCACGGCAAAAGTGTGAGAAGTTGAATAGCTCAATCTGATTCAACACATTACTACGAAGCCAGCCGAAAAGCCGGTATTGAACAAAAGTAATGTCCTCCCCAAGTAGAGTAAAAATCTACTAAGGGAGCTTTACACCCAACTCGCTGCCTCCCTACACGGTATAGAGAAGTAAAAGAAAAACACTTACGTGTTTTCCCAAAAAGAAGAGATTTTCGTTTGCACCCATAGCGTAGCTACGAAGTGCTTATCTCTTTCAAGGAGAAAGGGGGCGCGAAAACGGATGGCAAAAAGCCGTTCACTTTTAGATAGATGTTTAACTTAAAAACAAAATATAGTATGAAAAGATTTATATCATGGCGAAGAGTTTCCACTTGGATGCAAGGAGAAACAGGACTTGGTTTAGCCGCACAGAAAAGAACCATCAAAGGATTTATAGAGTACGAACAAGGCGAATGGGTTGCCGATTACGAGGAAGTGTACACAGGAACGGAACTTAGCGGATGTAAGGAACTACAAAAAGCCATACAGCATTGTAAGGACACGGGATGCACTCTTATGATTGCCAAGACCAATCGTTTCAGAAATTGTGCCGAAGCTCTACAAATATGGGATGAACTTAAAGGAAATATATATTTTTGCGATTCTCCAAATTCCGACAAATTCACTCTTACTATTATGTTCGCTGCCGCCGAACGTGAGGCTCTTTGGATAAGCATTCAGACAAAGCAGGGTATTGAATCCGTAAAAGAGGATATACGCCTAAACGGTTGTCACACGACACAACGCGGTAAGAACAAAGGGAGAGTCGTCACAAAGTTGGGATCCGATACGTGGACGGTAGAGCAGATGTCTAAGGCCGGATTTGTCAGCGGAGAGCGCAAAAGAGAAGCCGCAAGGGAGAATCCCAACAATAAGATGTTTCATCGCTTTATCGCCAATTATGAGATGAAAAATGGTAAGATTATAGACAAGGCTACCATCGAGGCTCTGGTGCAGGATTTGAACAATATCGGCTTCAAAACATCTACCGGGATGGATTTCGATGTGCCGCGTTTTCGAGCAATGTATAAGAAGTGTGCTAAAATATATGCCTAAATACTTGCAGGTGTAAGAATTTTGTTGTACCTTTGCGTCTATAAAAAGTAGTAAAGATACGATGAAGAAGAAGAAAGGTTTAGCTATACAGCTCCTTCAAGGCTTACGGCCGAAGATGAAAGAGAAAGGCATAAGTCTGAACGCACTTGCCAAAAGAGCAGGTATCAGCCGTACAGCCCTTACCATGATAAAGGGAGGGCAAACGGCGGCACCTCGCATAGATGTGGTGTGTGCCATAGTAGATGTTGTCGGCTATCAGTTGGTAGCCGTACCCAAAGAAGAAGTAAAAAGTATAAATGGAATAAAGATTGATTATGAAGATTGTAATTAACAAGAGTGTCCTCTTTCGTGCATTGGGGGACATTGCACCTTTGGCAGGCAAAGTCAAAGCCATGAAAATGTACGATTGTGTGAAGTTCAAAACCAAAGGTAATCGCATACGTGTGCAGACGAGCGATACCAGTAGCATTGCCCGTGAGTTTATTGAGGCGGTCAGCATTGACGAGGATGTTGAGTTCTTGGTAAACGCCAAAGATATTATCGGATATTTATCCATGCTCCCGGACGGAGTTCTGGATATAGAGGTGAGAAAGGACGAAAACAGAATGTTCATCCAGCACGATGCAGGACGGTGTGAATTGCCCTTGGAAGATGCAGAGAACTTTATTGAGCCTACCACCTATGAGGAAACAACGCATTTTAGCGTAGAATCAGCCGCTCTACGGGACGCAATCGAAAAAGCCTTACCATTTACCGCCTCTTCCGAAATACGCCCTATAATGCAAAGCATTGAGTTTTTTGCCGAAAACAACTCTCTTGCATACCAAGCAACGGATGGACGCTGTATGATACGCTGTTATGGATGCACCACCTTGGAGGGCGTTGAAGTAAGATGGAAGATACACCAGAACGTAGCACCTATATTGGCTAAGATACTACTGAACAGCGATACGACCGAAATAACGGTTTCCGATAAAAATGTTGAGTACAAATGCGGAAACATCATCTTCTATGCACAAAACATAGAGGGTAAATTTCCCAATTGTGATTCCGTGATACCGAAAGCATACAACCTTACGACAACCATCAGTAAACTTTCTCTCATGACTGCCGTAGGAAGAGCCACAAAAGTTGTTCAGAACGCCTCACGCGCCGTTAAATTCGATATTGTGTCCGATTCCATTAAGCTAACCGCTACCGACCTTGATTTCGGCAAGGAGGCTAACGAAAAGATTTCCTGTCAGAGTGACGGTTCCATCGTTATCGGACTCTCATCCTCGATTCTACAAAGTATCATGAAGTCCCTAACACACGATGAGGTGGAGCTGCACATTACCGATCCGACCCGTCCTGTCATTGCTCTTGACCCTACCGATAAATCGGTTGTAACTCTCATCATGCCGGTAATCATTGAAAACAACGTAAAATAAGAGAGACATGAAATACGTAGTCAAAGGAGTATTCATTCCGATAAACGTGTGGCTCTCTCATGAGCTTACGTGGATGGAGAAAGTAGCATTGGTGACAATTGATGCCTGTTCCGCTGACATGAAAGGATTACACATGACACCGGCAATACTTGCCAAGGAACTGTCCGTTAAGCAATCGGAAGCCAAAGACCTGCTAAACTCCCTATTCAAAAAGGGAGCTTTGGAGGTGAAGGTAAACGAGGACGGAGAAAATGTGATTGTGGCTCTTATGTACAAGGACACATATACGTATGAGGATGCAGCAAGAGAAATCATCGGTGCATCTCCCGACAAGCAATTCTTAAACTACGAATACATCGCCACACTTTGGAATGAATTGTGCCAGAAATTTCCGGCTCTTCAACCACTCACGCGCATTACGCCAAAGAGAAAGAAGAGCACACGTATCGCCATGAAGGAAAACGATATTTCCGTGGAACAACTGGAGAAAGTCTTTAAGATTATCCAGTCCACGAGATTTCTCAACGGTACAAAGGAAGGAGATAATAAGTTCTATATGTCCTACGATTGGCTCTTCTCCAAAGACCACTTGCAAAAGATACTGGACGGTTTCTACTGCCGAGAGGCAAAAGAAAGATACGCCTACGATTGTATCATGAGTACGACACAACTTACGCTTGGCGATAACGTAGACGGGGATTTCAAAGAAGTTTAGATTAAGTTTTATCATACTATTATTTAATACAGTAATTCATAGGTTAGCGGTTCGTGACGAATAGCTAACTTTTTTGCCAAAAAACTTGTATGGTTTATTTTAAATTTGTATATTTGCACCCATGATAGATATGGAGACGTTTATAAGAAATGCCAAAATGTTGGGTTTGTGTGATACATACTCCGGGAAGGTGGCAGGAGCAAAGAGTAAAAAACAACTCTTGGATATAGCTCTTGACGCTAACGGTATGCCTTATATGTGCGACAGTATTGCTGCCGGGTGGGGACTCACGAAAGAATACATACAAGAAGAGTTTGAGCCTTTCCTAAACGGCAGGTATGTTAGACGAGAGGATGGATATACGTCAGCTGTTTATTGTGATGAAAACTCCGTCCACATTTCAACCACGGCGGCTTTGGTGCTTTTCTCTCACGGAGAGATAACAACCGATAGAATATGCGAGATACACGTTGCCAATTCCAACGTCACCATAAAGAGCGATCACCTTTGTGTAGTCTACCTCTACAACAGCACTGCCAAGATAGAGGGTAGCGTAATCATTAAAGCAGATAAGAAATATGGAGAATGAGTTTAAGTTCTACATGAAGCCTGCCAAGGCAAGCGAAGCAAGCGATTATATCGACATCGAAAAAGTGTACAAGTGTAAGTATGCCTCTTTCTCCGGACTTACCGAGTTTGGCGAAGTGCAGAATACCTATACGGAAACCTACGTGGAATCAAAAGAGCCGTATGTGTACACGCCGGAACACGATAAGGTGACACACGCCAGCACGGACGCTAAGCTCACATTATTGTTTCTTTCGGACAACTCTATGGAGGCTCTTGATAACGAGCAGAAGTTTCAAAACTATGTCTCCGGACGTAAGATTATCTACCACGATAATTTTCGAGGACGGTACTACAAGTTGCTGCTCACGAAAGCACCTACGGTTGGGACGGAAAAGCTCTACGGAACACATCGCTACCGCTCGGTGGTTTATACATTCACCAATCTCTCCGGCTACTACTACGAGACGGAACCGGAGCTGGAGACGGAAGAAGAAGATTAATTACCCATATAAAAACAAACGAGAAAAGTATGAATGACACAAGAACGAAGGAGGAAATCGTAAGACACCTTCAAAAAAACGGATACGAAGTAAGCGACCATCAAATCCTGCGCTACATCCTTATCGGTACCGGTATGTTTGATTCCCTATCGGAAGTAAATCGCGTGCAGATTAAGGCAGGCGCATACGTAGCAGGGGATTTTATTGACTGGATGAACATCGTTAAGAAGCCGGAGGTAGACGAACGTCCGGTTATTATACGCACCAACCAAGGCGCAACCTTGCGTACCGAGATGTGGCGATTGATAAGCATTGTCGAGAGCTACGGTTACGATGTTAAACGTAAGAAGAACAAATAAAACTATATATGGTAAGTAGCGAGCTTGAAAAAACAAGATTGGAGGCTATGCAATACGCCAACATCAAAAGTATGCCCCTTAATGTAAAGGACAGGCAGGGATGTTGGTGGATAAAAGCACTTGGTATTGTCCGCAAAGTCAATATGCTTCGCTCCTACGCGATTTTAGAGCAGGACGTGGACGGTATCAAGATAAAGCACCTATTCGGCTCGCAGGCGCAAGTTATAGCCATCGAAGAGATTTTTCCATACGAGGAACTGGAACGCCGCTTTATCCCAAAGCTAAAAAGTGATGAAGATACGGTTAGATTTCTCTATCGGGAATATCAAGATGAGGAAGGATTACGCGCCCTGCTTTCAAGCGAAGGGAAGACCATCGAAGAGGTTAAGCGAGACCGCCAGACAATTCGCAATCTTGTCCTGCGCCTTGCCATAAAATACGGGAAAGAAACAGTTACGGATGAATCACGTTATAGACGAGAATATGAAAGGAAAGAAAAACAAAGAAGCTACAAGCGAAAACAAGGAGTTACAAAAAGTGTATCAAGAACTCCTCGGAGAAAGCGAGAACAAGGAGCAGACGAAACGGAGTCTTGACCGCCTTGTAGAACTATCCAAAATAGAGGCTACGAGTAATGTTGAGGTTTTTGTACCCATCTCTTCCGTTTCCGATACGGTGGATATGGGGGCGTACAAACTTTCTCGCTGCTCAAAAGGTTTCCTGTTTACAGCCAAGGGCGGTATTCAAACACTGGTATCATGGGGCGAAAAAGCCATTTGCTCAATGCTTGAAACACTCATGGATATAGAAAAGACAAAAGACAAAGAGGAGGATAAGGACGCTAAGCAGACGAAAGAAACTTTTTCAACCGCCGTAAAATACGTCTTTGGTCTTACACCCTTTGTTGCATCTATGGGTATTCAAGAGTTGTTGGCAATCGCCACCTGCGTAAGTCAGACGCTCGAAAAGTCCGCTAACAAGCTACTTGAAGAAGCAGCCGTAAGAGAGGAGTCCGAGCAGGATGTTAAAGACAATATCGAGTACGAGAACCAGCTAAAAGCTCTCAAACAACTCGTGGACGAATTTAGTAATTTACCAAACGTAGATTAATAGTATAAGTTATGTATAATCGCTTTTTTTCATATACTATATTTTTTTGTTTGTTGATATGTGCCACATCTCTTTCCGGGTGTGGTACATACAAAACACGCACGGTGGTTGAAGAAAAGCTCACTCATGACAGCATTTTTGTATATAAAGAAAGAGTAGACACTCTCCTTGAAAGAGATAGTGTTATCTTACAAACAAAGGGAGATACGGTATTTGTGTGCGAAATAAAGTACAGATACAAATCCCGGATTGTTCGAGACACCATACACACGGCAAAAGCAGATACGGCATATATACCCGTAGAAGTTCCCGTTGAGAAAGAGGTGGAACGTAGTCTCACTTTATATCAAAAGTTCATGATGGAGGCTGGGAGGGTGGGTTGTTCCATCGTGCTTTTTGGTCTATTAACCGCATTGACAATCTTTATCCTAAAGAAGAAGTATGGAAAGAAATAATCCCGAAGAGATTAGACGGGTAGCCAAAGTAATATTTTCAGCCTGTCTTAGAGCAGATGTAGCTTTTGAACAGGTCATGTCAAAGCGAAAGAATCATGACGTGTCGATTGTACGACACCTTATTTGGTATCGCTTACACGACATCTTGGGATATTCGATAAAGTTCTTGGCGGAAGCGTTCGGCGTGAACGAGAGAAGTATAACACGCCGTTGTAGTACAATGAGATACCGTATCTTAAACGATAGACCAACACTCACGTTATATAATAAGTTATTCAATGAATAATAGGAAGGACATTAGCACAAAAATCAAAATAACATCTTATCAAGCATGACTTGAAAAAGATACGAGGGCGGTACTTAAAAAAGTATCGCCCTCGGCTTTAAATAAAGAAAGATATGAATTGTGATTATCAAGAAATTCTAACTCTCCATGAAGAGCCGGACTTATCCAACACTCTACTAAAATTACTTGAAATAGTTTGAAGGTAGTCGCGCATCTCCTTTAGTACGGTCAGCGATGGATTGTTCTTTTCCGTATATTGAGCCTTTATACTTTCCACCAACTCACTAAGCAACGTATTATTGTTGGCTACGTAGAAACGGATAGAGTTCAAATAAGCCTCCACTGCTGCCGCCTGCTCCTCTGTAATGTTGCTAATGCCCTGTTGTAGCTCCGAGAGGGTATTCTCGCCCTCCTGCGAAATTCCAAAGACACCTGCAAGAGCCTTTAAGTAGTTGTTAAGTTCTTCGCTTGCTTCATCGGCAGCGTTGCGAGCTAATGCTACTGCATCCTCCAAGTCATACCCGGACTTTCCGCTGTCAATGGCGTTGTCTATTATCTCCATCGCTTTTGAATATAAAGTGCCGGCTTTCTTCATGGCTGCTTGCTTTATAAACAAGTTCTCCATGTATTCCTGCCACTCATCCTGCAATGCGTCCAACCCGTCACCCAACTCCTTAAATGCGTCTAACCATGCAGAAACAAACTCTTCTGCGTCACTTAGGTAATTGGAAGATCCAAATCCGCCCATCGCTTCGATACGATTTGATTTCAACTCTTCCAGTTCTTCGTTTAGTTCGTCAATTGCATCTTGGTAAGACTCTATTGCATCGTCGTCTGTTTTCTTTTTGGACTTTTCGAGTTCTATCATCTGCTCGTAATCTGCAATCTGTTCTTCCAAGTTTTTCTTTGCTTGGTCGTAACCTAACTCGTAATCATCATAAGAGTAAGCCTCTTCAATAGATTTGGAGAGTTTTTGATAAGACTTGTCCAATGCGTCTATGGCAGATTGTAGTTTCTTTATCTTACGAGCTTTCTTTTTATCACCTCCTCCCAGTCCGAAAAGACCACCAATCGTTTGAAACACGCCACCAACCGTAGAGAGAGTTCCGGTCAAGATGGAGAACGGCTTGGTAATATCTATACTCGAAAGTCCATTAAAAATAGTACTAATACCGGAAAGAGTCTCGGATGCACTATCGAAGAAATCTTGTGTGCTGTCACTAACAAGACCCAAAGAGTCAAGTCCGGTAAGCAGGTCGGACATACCACTATTTAGTTGCTGTGCTCCTTCCGCAATTTTGGAGAATGAACTTGACAGATTGCTATTGGACTTATCCATCTGGCTAAGTCTGTCGTATTCATCCTGCGAGATTTTTTTCTGTGCCAACAATTCCTTGAGCATTATCTGATACTCTTCCTCACGAGCTTTAATAATCTGCTCCAACTCTCGCGTTTCATCGTTCTCTATCTGAACACCGTTTTTATCAACACCGAGCTTGCCCTTTAAGATTTTTAGCTGCTCTTTTAGCTGTTCCGTTCCGTATGCGTACTTATCGGTGCCCTTTTGCATCTGCTGTTCTTTAAGGACATCTTTTTGATACTGCTTTTCCAGCTTTGAGCGTTGCGTCATGGACTTTAGTACAGTTCCCAAATTATCTGCTATGCCCTTAAACGGATTCTTTGCGATCTGCTGCTCTTCCAGTTTGTTTATCTGATTAACGATAGCTTTTACTTGGTCGGCAGGGAGATTCTTGAGGGAACTCTTCAAACTATTAAGCCTATCCAGAATAAAATTGATAGAACGGCTCGAAGCACTCTCTATATCATCAAACAGCTTAATGTATAGGTCGCTATTTGTAAACTCCTTCCATGCCAGCTCATCCAACTGTTTTAGCTTATCCTTTGTCTGGTTGGCAATAATAAGTTCCTTTGTTGCATCGTCGAACTCTGAACTTGCACGCACCTTGCTTATCTCGTTTGCGGCTTTCATCTCAATCTGAATGCGCTCCGACATCGCCTCCAAAGAATACTTGTAGTAGTTCTTTAATCGTTCCATCTGCGCTTTCTGCTCAATTCCGTCCAGTTTCTTCTGATACGCCTGCCAAACCTTTACACCTTCTTCTCCGTAGAGTTTTTCATCCACAAGCATACTCTTCCACATTCCGCTAATGTCGCTCTTTACATCGTCCAATGTGGTAGACTTTCCTCCAACTACGTAAGTGAGGTCTATATTCAAACCTAAATCCGTTAGCGTTTTCGACAACTCGTAGTTATCAAACATATCGTCCAGTTCTGTCTTTAAATCATCCAATCCTTTCGTCTGAACCTCCAACCCGATATTCACGGAGTAGTCGGATGCAACTTTCTCAAACTCATCGACAAGTTTTGGACGAATGGCACGCACCTGCTCCAACATGGAATTAACATTGCTGACCGCACCGGACTTATTCATACCACGTGAGGAAATCTTCTCAATATCCATTCCAAGCTCGTTGAAATATTTCTTGAATGCTTTCTTTGAAATATCCAACGCCTGCGTATCGGAGTAGTTCTTCTTTAGCGCATCGTACTTGCTGTAATAGTCCTGCAAGGCTTTTAGACGATTCTTCCAAAGTTCTGAAATCTCATCCTTGCCTTTTGATTTCTTATTCTTTGAATCGTCATACGGCTTATATATGTCGCTCAAATATTCTATTGACTTGGCAAGCTCGGCATTGTCTTTGATTTGTTTTTCAGTTGTGCCCTGCGTAGAGAGATAATCCTCCTTCTGTGCGCTATCCAGCTTGTTGTACCACTCCAAAGTTTTCTTATAAGCTTTCGCTAAATCAGCCAATCTCTTTGAGGCGTTTGCATTCGTTTCACCCTCCTGCTTACCTAATCTTGCCATCAAGTTCCTATCGACATTAAACTTGTTGGCTACCCGGTCGGTAATCTTTAATTGAGCCTCAAGCTCCTGCAGCCTCTTGTTCTCTGCCGCTGCCTGCTCGTCTATAAATGGTGCGTAGGTATTGTTTTCGTTCTTCTTGTCGGAATAGTCCGGGAACAAATCCTCCATTCCCATAGCGTGTGCCAGTTCATTGAGCTTTTTAGCAAGAGTACTCAAATCTATTACTTGATTTAAAGCCTCCATACCAATCTTACCCAAATCGTTTGTTGCATCATCTGCAAATTGTTTGAGCGACATCTCCTTCAACTCGTGAAGATTCATTTGTAACTGGTAGACATTTCCTGCCGTTTCAAGCATTTTTGGATCCAGCTCAACACCCAACTCCTCCGCCAAATCCTTTATGCTTCCTTTAGCCTCCTGTATCTGCTTGTCAAGGTCGGACATTTTTTGAGTTTCCTCTTCCGTTCCGCTACTGGTTCTTTCCAATACCTGCTTGCGGTCGATTAAGTTACCGTACAGCTCGTAGGTGTCTTTCAGCTTACTGAACTGCTCCTCGAATTGGTCTATGATTTGCGAAGCAAGTTTAGAGTTTATAGCCTCTTTTACATTGCTTTCATATATTGTTTCAAGTTGTGCAAGTTTTGCCTGCATATCTTCAATATGCTTTTGTCTTGCCTGCTGAACATTTGTATCATCACCGGCAAATTTTGCGTCTCGATTGTACAAATTAATTTCCGCATTTATTTTATTTTTTATTTCATCAATCTTCTTTGAGTACTTATTGGCTCTGTCTATAACTGTTTGGAGAGGAAGAGCTTCCAACTCTTTGCTCATTCTTTTTGTCGCGTCTGACGTGCTTACTGTTTCCAACGTAATACTTTCAAATTGCTCTTTTAGCTTATTGGTCTCTTCTTCTACATCTCCAAAACCAAAGGTGTACGTCCCCTTTTTGAGGTGTTTCTCAGCAAGTGCTTGAATCGCCTTAAACATAGCTTCCGCGGAGTTCTTAATCTTTCCACTTGCAAGTTCCTCTGTGATAGAATTTACCCAATTCTCTATCGTTCCTTTGGTCACGTACTCATCGAATGCGTCCTCTCCTTGCAATTCCTTAAAGACATTGGAAACGGCATTTTTAAGGTCTTGATAAACCTCGCTCTCTTTAATGACAGAAACTTTTTTAGAATATTCCTTTGCGGCATAGTAATCGCGTATGGCTTCCGTTGCGTCACGGAACCCATCGGCATTGCTCCGGAGATATTCCTCCTCCAACATATATTGAGGCAGAATCTCGCCGAAGATACGTTTCAAATCCTCCATCGCTTGATTACGTTCCGAATACGCCAGCGTACTGTCTCTTACCTTTTCCGACAAAGATAAGAAATTACCCTCCGCTTCCTTCATGGAATTAACGGTATCGCTTCCGATATTATTCATTTCCTCTTTCAAACCTTCCAAAGCTCCATCCACTTCAAAAAGTTTGGTGAGCAAATATCCAAAAGCTACCACTAATGCTCCAACTCCGGTTGAAACAAGTGCGGACTTTAAAGAAACACCAAACAATGTAGCTGCTGCTGCTGCTGATTTTTCAGAGCTGGCTACAAGTGATATACCTGCTGCTACATTCTTAAACATAGCAACAGTCTTTGCGCCAAGTGACAATACGCCTCCAAGCACATACCTATACGACACCCACGCTGTCACTCCATACGCTACGGTCTTTATAATCCCGGCGTAATCACGCCATGACTTTATAAGCTCACGTATGGTAGACAATACACTCTTAATCGTGGATTGGTTACTCTCTCCGATAGAGTTGAGCGTTAAGTCCATCTGGTCTTGAATACGCTGCATCTGACCCCAAATAGAGTCTGCCTGCTTCCTCTGCATATCGTAGAACATACCTCCTGCGGATGTTACTCGCTGCAACACCTCCTCGACATCGGCAAACGATACCATCTTCTTATGAATGCGGTCTGTCACATCGGCTACGCTTACCATCTTACCTTCCAGTTCGGTATAGTATTTTGCAAGTTCACCTGCGATGTTAAATCCGGCATTTGTAAACTGACGAACGTGCAATTGTTGAAGCGCGTTGTTCGCTTTAATATGGCCGTACACCAATATCAGTCGGTCAATATCTACGCCCAAACCTGCGGAAATATCTGCCAACATCTTAATGGACGGTTTTAGTTTATCCGCTTCCACACCAAACGCTGCAATCTGCTTGGTTGCTCGTTCCAACTGCATAATGGAGAACGGAGACTCCAACGCCATACCCTGTACCTGCTTAAATACCTCGTTGGCTTTTTCTACATCCTGCAAGATAGCTCCCAGTGCGATACGCTGTAACTCAAACTGTGCGCGTACCTCTACAACCTTCTTAATGTAGCCGTTAATCGCCGATACGGAAAACATCAACGCTAACTTTCTCGTGAGCTGTGATGCAGTGTCAAGGAGTTTTGAATGGTGTTCTTTTAACTCACCCATTCTTTTCTTTACTCCGTCTATCTGTGCTTTGACTTGTCCTAATTGTTTGTTGAGCAAGTTCCACTCGGAAGATTTCGGGTCGGTATTATTCATGGCGGCGTGCAGCAGGTTGTACGCATTAATCAAGTCTTTTAGCTTGCCTGTCTGTGCTGCCGTTAAAACCGCCTGCCTCGCCTCCTCTGCGGTAACTTTCCTTGTTGCGGAAGCACTGGCGGTCTTTTGATTGATAAGGTTTGCAAGAATAGCGTTCAGTCGGGAAAGGTTCTCGGCATAATTCTTGTCGGACTTATCCAAAGAGTCAATCTGCTCGCGTACTCGCTGTATCTCCTTTGCGCGTTCCTGCTGTAAGGCGTTGTTGATTTCATCCTGCACGGCACTGCGGCGAGCCTGCGCCTCTCGATTAGCAATCTTTGTTTTTTCTTTCTCTGCCTGCTCATACGTTTGTATTGACTGCTGCGCTTTTTTGATGGCATAGTCATTATCAACATCCGTAAAAGCCGCATCTCCATACGCCTGCTTTAAGGACTGCATTTTTTGTGTAATTGCATCAATCTGTGCCTGTGCTTTTTGTGCGCCTTCTTGTGCCTTTGTGAAAATATCCGTTCCGGGATATTTAGCCATCGCCTCTTGAAATCCTTGCAGTGCTTTTTCGGCTTGCAAGAGCTGTGAACTTAGCGATTTGTAGTTGGTATAGTCTTTTGACTGCTGCGTCATATTACTCTTAGCCATAGACTGCTGCAACTTCAAGAGCGCATCTTCAAGTTTCTGTGCCGCCTTTGCTTGTGCAAGAAAAGACTTCTCGTTGTAGTTTGATATTGTCGTTTCACCAAGTCCTAAAAGTCGCTGTTTGGTATCTTCTATCTTTTCATCCAGATAGTCCAAAGACGATTTGAGCTCTTCAAGGTATATTTTGCTACTTTCGGATATTACGCCATTTTTTGCACTGTCCACTTGCTGCTTGTTACTAACGGATGCAATTTCTTTTTCAAGCGAAAGACGCTCTTTGTATAGCGCATTCAACTCCCTAACCGCATCCAGTCCAAGTGCCGGCTCCCCGGATTTTTCAGCTACGGCACGAAACTCTTCCAATGTTTTTTTTGCACTAACAAAAGCATTCTGTATCTCTTGTGACGGAGCACCAACAGTACGTAGTGCTGTCTGTAGGTCGTTTATATACGCCGTTAGTTGTGCAATGTTCATTTTGGATGGATCCAGAGTTTGTAATACGGCTGCAAGTTTTTGAACATCCGGAACGGCAGAGCTTGAAGCAGATGCAGCCTCGGAAATCTTCACCTTCCAATTCTGAATAGATACGGAAAGATTAGAAATCTCTTTTGCGACATCCGCAAGTGAGGCTACGGTATTCTGTGTACTGGATAACAGTTCCTTCATGTCGGCAGAAACACCACTCGCACCGCTTGAACTTGACATCTGAGAACGAACGGCTGTCAATGACTCTACCAGCTTTTGTATATCCTCGCCGCTAAGTTTTGAGGCGTTGTTCATAGACTTTATTGCATCCACAAAAGAACTATCCACCTTTGCGCCACTGAATGCGTTTTTAAGTACGCCCAGTTGCTCGGCAAGTTTGTTAATCCCTTCGGCAGGTATGATAGAGATACTTTCATTCAAGGCTCTCATTTCAGCCTCGACATTTTGGCGCATCTCCTTAACCGCCGTTTCCACCTTGCTTGTTGCGGCTCGCAATTTTGCATCGTCCACATCAAGTACTATACCTACTACTTCATTACTACTATCTGCCATATCTTTGCAAACTATTTATCGTTTTCTTTTTTAGCCTTGTGAAATACAGGCATACCTAAATCATTCACAAACTTGTCGGGGTCTACATATCCGATTGCACCTCTCTCCAATTGCCAGTGCTCATACTCTTCCGTCTGCTTTTTTGTTAGATAAAGAGTGTGTGACGCATCGCGGCTCATAATCGAGATGTAAGGCACTGAATATTTCCAAAGGTACTCTTCTCTATTTACGAACGGAAAAGCCTTTAGAAAGTCGCAAATTGCCCCTATTTCGCTTGTTGAGGAGACAATGATTGTTCGTCTATCTCCTTCTTCTTCGTCAGAGTCATTTCCCGGAACAAATCTATCTGCGAGGTAAGTCGAAAAAAAAACTTGACATCCAACATTTGGAGAACATTTACCAGCACTGTTAGCCACTCATTCGGATTGGTCTCCCACTGAATGTAATCGTACATGGCTTGGTATTCGTCACCGTTTATCTTGTCCTTGTCGTTAAGAACAGCCAACGTAATGCAACGAATAACACTCGGTACGTTTTCTGCAAAATGTTTTATTATATCCGAAAAGGTCTCCTCCGCTTTTGCTATTCTTGCAGCCTCAGCTGCCAACAAGTATTGCGTGCCGGGTCGAAGAGCTTTAATCAAAAACTCTTTCTTTCCGAGCTTAATCTTTCTTGGTGAATCGTTCAAGATTTCAGCAAGGCGTATCTCGTTTTCAAGCGATTCTATATCTTTCTTCTTCTTTGCCATAAACTATACTCAACGATAAAAGGGCGGCGGCACTTAAAAGCCTACCGCCCTCTTTTAAAACCTTTGAATACGAATTATTATTTAAAAACTCGTTTTAAGCCGCATTAGTGGGTGCGCCTGCGGTAATCTCTGCATCCGTCCATACCGGAGCGTCCAGAGTAGCAATAGTAGACTTGGCTGCTACAGTACCATTCTCATCGGTATAGAATCCCGGAATAACCTCGTTCAGTGCAGTACCGGAGAGCGTTCCGTATGCTACGTTGGTCTTTAAAGACTCGAACGTACACTTCGGAGAAATTGCAATCTTCGGCAGGAACACGTACTTGGTGTCGGTAAACTTAATCTGCAATGCAATGTAACGGGTATCGAAAGTCTGAGGAGCCGCATAACCGCTCGCCTTACCATCGCTCGTGTACAAAGCTACCCATCCCATAACCTTCTGCAAGAAATCTGCATCCAAAGAGGCGTTGTTAAGGTCTACCTTATAATCGCCTGCCGTGTAATCGTCCAAAATAGGAGCGTCAGAGGTCTCGCAATCAACGGTATTCTCGTCCGCATCGTCTTGGTTAATGGTAAGAGAATCCGCAACAACGTAGTCAAGAGTTACCAAAGAATCAACCTTCTCATCGTCCTCGCCATCGTTGTAAACACCAATTATAATCTGCTTAGCCTTGGTGTAAATCTTCTTAGCTTTTGCCATAACTTTTCAATAAATATTTATTTCACAATTAAGTTGAGAGCCACATATATATAGTGCATATTGTAGGAGGTGTCGTAGTCTGTCTTGCGCCCAATTTCAGTTACTACGTATTCATCGGAATCCGAATCTTCCAAAAACTCCTCAAATGCTATTTCCATCTTATAGAGAGCCGAAACATTCTTTTTGTTTGCAGACGGTGTGGCGTAAAGGTAAATACCCACTACACTATCTGCGTATGCGTTCTTATCATATACCTGCGCCGCACAATCCACAACAACAAAAGTCGTTTGATTTGTTGGCAGTGTACTGGGCAGCGTGCCTGCATAGACGTTCTTTGATACGCTTTTTAGCTTACCAACCAGATAACTTTCAATTCGTGATATGTATGCCGCTGTAATCATAATATAGATACCTCCGCACTTTCAAATCCGTTACTCTTGTTTTTTAACTCGCCCAAAAGATAGGTAACAACCTTGTACTTCTTTCCGTTTCCGTATCGCTGCCTACCTTCTTCCAAAATCTTTCCGTAGTACGTGACGTTTACTATCACCAGCTCGAAAGACTTCTTATTTTTCGGTTCGTACTTTTGCAACCAAAGGTCAAACCACTCGTGCGCCGTTCCATCCGGTACACCTATCTTCGTCCAGCCTTTATGCTGCTTTAGATTATCGTTCCATCCTATGGAATGCCCGATAGCTTTTTCACCGCGAGAATTAGTAGCTACTTTTCCGGCGTTAAACACAACGTAAGAGAAGCCTGCATCAAGGTTAAGAGTATGACCCTCCCACTCTTTTATTCCGTTGCGGTATGCCTCGTCAATAAGCTCCAAGCCTATCTCTTCTAGCCTATCTACCATACGATAAGATAGCTTTTCTTTGAGTTTGCTAAGACTAACCATCTACCTCATCGCCCTCCTCTGCGGTAGAATCTTCATCTTCTAAAATTTCTTCTTCGGATGATGGTTCCTCATAATCCTCCTCCGATACAATCTTCACGTCAAAAGAACAACCTCCCAATTGAGAGGGTCTTATAATCTCCACTTGACCTTCTACGGTGTACCCATAGAATGTTCCCCGGAACGTCATGCCTCGGCGAACGATTATATCGTTGAACTTGTCGATTGTACCTTCTGCCTCCATGTTGGGAGTAAGAGGAAAATACACGGTATAGTTTGCGCCAAGCAAGTTGCCGTTATGCAGCTTTGCCGTGCGCTGAATATCGCAATCCGTCTCAAATACAAGCGTTTCTTTTTCTTCCTGCTCGTACAAAGGCGCATCCTCATCCACCCCGATAACATAAAGTTTACCGTGGTAGGGATATTCAACCATATCTAATGTATCTTCTAAAATCGGCATATTCTTTTTTTTAATCTATCTCGTTTATCCAACTTGCTCCACCTTGTGCGGAAGAGAGAATCACGCTAAGCTCTTCATCCGGATTGGAGTGTATTGCCATCAGCAATTTATAAATATCGTCCTTGTCGGTTATCTGCGTAGACCCGATAGTGACGGAATAATCACCATGCTGCCGCGTTATTTGTCCGGAAGAGGATGGAGAGGTGTAAATGATAAACAGCAAGTCCGCAATGACAAGATTCTTATCCCTACGGCTTATCTCGGAAGAGGATGTTACATTAATAAGTCCTCTATCCTCTACAATGTACTTTATCTGCTTTTCCGTAAAGGTATAGCCTGTAAGTGCATTGGCTACGTAATCGTATATATCAAAAACTTTTTCCTCCATATCGCAAAAATATAAACATTGAATAAATAACAATACGGGCAAAAGGGAGTATATGAGCCATTATGGTTTTTCGTTTCCTTCCTTTGTTTCGTCTTTCTTCTCTACATCCTCGATAATATCGTCCGCTTTTGTTTTTCGCAGGAACTTGAAGATGTTGATTTTTATCCCCATTCCTTCAATCTCCATGTACTTATTAAAGACGCGAGAAAACTCAACGGCAGACCATATTACAAGTCCGGTAGTAGATACCACTTCTACGCCGACATCAAGAATAGATGAAACACGCAAACACCCTGCGAGCAATACCAATAATATACTGTTCGTTATCTTATCCCAATAGTACTTCGCTTTTGGCTTTGTTCTACTCTTGTCGGCAAGCCACAACTCATAAGTAAATCGCCAGTCGGCAAAGACCATCACAAAACAAAACAAAAGCCACGGACACAAAGGTTTCATAAAATCTACGATACCTGTGTGTACGGTGTTGAAATACCAATCTATCAAATCCACGTGCTCCATCCTTCTCGATTATCTGCAATTTAAAAATAGGTTTTATCTTTTGTGGGCGTTATCTTTTGTTCTTAGATACATCATCACCGAAATGAAGATACCACACTCACCGAAAGCAATCAATACTGAATTGTCTATAATACCCAATGGTGGCACGTAAAAGCCTGCAATGAGCAAAAACAATCCAACAACGGCAAACACACTCATAATGATATTATAGAGTGTTGAATACTCAAATCTTTTCATTCTCTATCTGTATTTGTCGATTAGTAGTTACAAGTTCGCTTTAAAAAAAAGTTGGCAGAGCGGAAGAGTAAAAGTGCCCTTCACCCTGCCAACAAAAATGGAAAAGAGAATAACTATATCTATTAATCAAATGATTATCCTGCGGTAGTTGTGTCAATCAGTACGTGATACTGATAGTTCTCCAATACAGGAGCCGCTGCTGCTACGACATCGGTTGCCCAGAACTTCAAAACACCGTCGTTACCGGTAGTGTTGATGACGGTAGCTACTCCATCCAACGTAGAACCAAATACCTTGGTGATAAGATTGTTGCCGTACTTCTCAATCAAGGTCTTGTCAAGGATAGAGGCGCGATAGGTGTGACCTGCAATACCTCTTGGACGCAATGCCGCTACACCTTCCTTCCATCCTCTAATGGTCTTGCCACCGTCTTTTTGATGTTCTGCAATAACACGGATGTACGGCAGGTCTGGATAAACGCCGTTTACGTACTTGTTGAAAGAATCCTCGGACACTACGGAAGCCGGAACCGCATCCACCTGTGAGATGAGCTGATTAATACCTGCAAGGTAGTTCACCTTGATGGTGTCAATTACTTGCTGATTCTTCAAGAATACATTCTTGAACTGCTCATAGGTAACATCCAACTCCAACTCCAAGTATTCCTTACCGAATACATCCTCGCGGTAGTGACGTGCAATCTCAACAATCTGGTCAAGCAACTTACAATCCGGGTCAGCCCAAACTTTATCGCCTGCCTTACACTTGTTTGCATCCGGAATAGGTACGGAATACAAAGGAACACCCTGAATACCACGACCAAAGTTGTAGATAGCCTTACCGGTAGACAACCCCTGCATACCCAAGTTAGTAAGAGCCATATTGATAGAATCAATACGCGGCTGTAACACATCGGTAGCATAGCCTGCGATGATAGGAGCGTCACTTCCATACTCTGCTGCCAAGCGTTCTTTCTGCTCACGCTCAACAGCTTTCTCTTGCCATGACTGTGCAATCATGTCGGCAAAAGAAGCCATATAGAAGGAGCTTTGTCCCTCCTCGCCCAAGCGACCAACACCAAGGGGTGCTCGCATATCGGCGATGGTAGCGTGCTCCGGCTCCTTTGCGTACACCTTCAATGCGGTAGTACCATCGTTGCTAACCTCGATAACCTTTGAATCCAGCGGATAGAAGGTTTTCCACAAGTCGTAGTTGGCACGTATCAAATCCGGGTCGCTCAATATAATTCGCAGAATTTCTCGACCCTCAATAGAGTTCTCGAACATCTGCACATATTGTGAATTGCTAAAATCGAATTTCATAATCTAATCAAATTATTTTTGCGTTATACTTCTATCCTGCTGCCTCCGTAGTAGTAGCTGCTGCGGCAGTTTCTTTTACTTGAAGCACGGCAGGTTTGTTGCGTGCGTCTACTCTAAACCAACCGTTATAGTTGGCAATGTTCAACTTCTTAACGCACTCCGGGATGGGAGACATCTTGTAAGCGTACATTGTACCACCTGCGGCAGGAGTGAAGAAATAACGTGCGCCCTCAAAGTCGCTCTCATCACCTGCAGTAGCTGCCGGGTTAAACAAGAAATCGTAGTCGCAAGGAGCTACGGCGTTGATGTTCTTAACAAGCATATTACCGTCACTGTCAGCCTCGGTCAGAATATCTCCTTCCTTCGGTGCGGTAGTAGGTGACTTGCTTAAAGTCAATGACCATACATCCTCATTGCTAACGGTAGTCTTGGAAACACCTACAACGGTCAGAGCCTCGCCGCTACCACCAATCTCATCCGGAGCAATCATTAAAACATCACCCACGAACGGAATATGGCGATAACCGTCACGCTTAATGTTTACGGTCTTACCGCTTGCAGAAAGAACTTCATAAGTCTTGAGCAAATAGAGCTTCGGACTTTCGGTTCTCTCATCGTATTCCATATCAATCAAGTCTCCGGCATAGAAACGACCGGCACCCTTAAACGGGTTCATAACTTGACCACCAAAGGGCAGAGGTACCAAATCACCGTAATTGTCGTCAAAACGAACAAAGACGTGCTTTGCGCCACCAATATTACCGGACTGCTGTACAAGCGTCTTGCCTAAGAAAACACCGGCAGCCTCTTTTATTACTTGTGCCATTCTTTCGTCTTTAAAAAGTTAATTAAATAATCTCACCGCGCTCACGCTTCTCCTTTACCATCTGTGCGGCAAGTTTTAGAGAATCGTTCTGCGCTTGTCCGCTGCCGTTTGGCTGTCCGGGAGTAGGCGTAGGCGATTGGTTTGTCACCAAAAGGTTGTACTGTTCCAAAAGCGATGTTGCCTCGTCCTCAACCGCCGTATCAGCGTTTATCGCCAGTTTACTCGTTGCAATATCAATCCACTTATCGTTTGCTACACCTTTCTTTTTAAGTTCTGCTCTCAACTCGTTTCTTTTTTCAGAAATTTGTCGCTCCAATAAGTCGGCATTACGCGCCTGCTCCAAACCGTTAATCTTCTCCAATAGCTCCTGCATAAGAGTGGCGGTTTTATCTTCCGGCTTTGTTTCATTTGGTTTACCACCGGTAAGATTACCCTTTGGATCGGGTTCCGGATTTGGTTTAGGTTCCGGATGTTGCTCATTCCATAGACGTACAAATTCAGACTGGTCATTCTGTGCATTTCCATTGCTTGTTTTAAACATGGGTTCTACCTTAGAAATAAAATCGTCCAATTCCGTCTCATCGTTTACCAACAGCTTCATTAGGGTGTCTAATTGCTCGTTGATGGTTCTCTCGGATAGGTAGCATTTTTTGCCTCCTCTCGTTAAGATTGCGCTAATTTTTTTAGCTGCTTCTGTTTGAGTAAACTTCATAAATTCAAATACTTTAAAATCTTTCCGCAAAGATATTCTCATTATAAATATATTTTGTAGGAGCAAAACGCTTAAAAAAACCACTATGGCTTTTTTTGTACATCGCATAGGCACACATCTTATATATAAACATATACTTTTGCGTACCAAGTTTTTTATCAGAGATGGCGCAGAAAGAAGAAAAAATAAAAAGAAAAATATACAAGCCTTTTTCCGGCTTTCAAGAAAGGTTCATATCCAGTAATGTGGACTTTCTTGTGGCAGGCTCCAGCATGGGTTGTGGTAAAATGACATCTCTCGATAGCAAGATTCTAACGCCGCTGGGTTGGGTTAGAAACGGCGATTTAAGAGTTGGTGACGAGGTTTGTACACCAAACGGAAAGACAGCGCATATAAAAGAACTTTATCCGCAAGGAAAGAAAGATATTTACCGCTTTGAGACTATGGACGGTAGAGTTACCGATTGTGGCTTAGAGCACCTTTGGAAGATACGCACAAAGGGTCAGATACACTCTTATCGAAAAGACGGATATGACGATTCCAAGCACTTTAGTATTGTTAGGACGAAGGACATTCTAAAACTTATGGAAAGCGGTCAGCCAGTCTATATACCAACGCCAATAGCCGAGTTCACAAGAAAGGAGTTTATCATACCTCCATACGTGTTTGGTGTGTTGTTGGGAGATGGTTGTTTGACGGAAAAGGTTTTAACGAGAGGTTGTAAGTTCTTATCCATTTCCAATGCGGAAGAGGATGTACTGGAGAAGGTTGCTCGCCTTACGGAGTGCGATGGATATACGCACAGAAAAGGATGTTACACAAACGTGTTCCGGACTCCACATATAGAGGATTACAAATGGTATCTACAAAGCGTAGGTTTGTGTACCTATTCTCGAAACCGATTTATCCCAAAAGAATATCTGTTTGGCAGCACCACCCAACGCCGCGAACTTTTGCAGGGTCTGTTCGATACGGACGGTAGCGTGTGCGATGGAAACAGACTCATCTACTCCACCGTTAGCCGAAAGCTACGAGACGATATAGTTTACCTTTGCCGCAGTCTTGGGTATGTTGTCACCGTCAATAAAGACAATAGAGCATATAAGTATCGTACAAACGAGCCTGCTTATTCCATCCGCATACAAACGGACGATAAGATTTTTTCAAGCCGTAAACATACGACAAGGTACGAAGAGAATAGACGCAAATCAAATCGAACGTATTCAAGAACAAAGACGCACGTTCGTATAAAGTCCATTACGTTTGATAGAAACACCGAGGCGCAGTGTATGCTCTTGGATAGTAAGGAACATCTATATATATTGGACGATTTCATTACGACACACAATTCCTTTGCCGCTCTTCTCATGGCAGGCTACCATTCGGACGACCCAAACTTTCGCATGGTGTTCCTGCGCCGTAATATCGGAGATATTAAAGCCGGTGGTGGTGGTACGGATGAGGCTCAAAAAATCTACGGCGGTTACGCCACTTTCAAGATTTCGGAAAGTCCGCGCATGGTATTTCCAAGTGGAGCTTTTTGTGACTTTACACACATGAGCGACCAAACACCGGACAAGGTGTTGGAACGTGTGAAAGGTTGGCAGTATTCTTGCATCTATATAGACGAGGCTACAGGTTTTGAGTGGTCTACCGTTCGTATGCTTATGTCTCGAAATCGTTCGCAGGCAAAATGGAGCGGCAAAATGCGTCTAACTTGTAACCCGAAGCGCAACCATTGGCTGCGTAAATGGGTGGATTGGTACTTGGATGCAAGAGGCTATCCTATCCCGGAGAGAGTGGGCGTAGTGCGTTATTTCTTTGTGAACGGAGAAACCATTGATGATGTTATCTTTGGCGACACAAAGGAAGATGTATATGCGCAATGTAGAACACAGATAGACGATATTCTAAAGGGGCAGGGCGATGAGTTTACATATCGCGACCTTATAAAGAGTACCACGTTCTATACGGGTATGCTCTCGGAGAACAAAGCACTCATGCAAAACGATAGCGGTTACTTAGGCTCCGTATCTGCGATGGGCGAAAGGCAGCGTATGGCAAACATGATGCAGTGCTGGAACGTAGACTTGGACGATGATTTGGACTTGCCTATAGAGATGGCGGCAGCACGTAAGGTAGATAAGAACGACCCTCAAACAAACGGCGACATGTGGATAACAGCCGACATTGGTTCAACAGGTAAGGATAATACCGTCATTCTTGCTTGGAACGGACTGCACATTATAAACGTAGCTATTATCGAGAAAGCTACGCCGCGACAGAATGCGGAACATATCGAGCGTATGGCTGCACATTACGACATTCCGAACAGCCACATCATATACGATGGAACAGGTTCGCCGGAGTTCTTGGATTACCTGCCGGACGCTCAACCGTTCTATTCCTCCGGAGCACCCAGGGGTAAATACCGCCGCGAGTTTCAAAAACTCAAAGACGAGGTGTTTATGCGCTTGGTGCGTGCCGTTAATGAGGGTAGAATATCTATGGATCCGTGTGTGTCGGCTATGCAATATAAGCACCAAAAACTCAAAATGCCAATTTCTATCTTTGAAGAATTTGTGGAGGAGTGTATGGTGGTACAGTTTGATGAAACATCGTATGGAAAGAAGCGGTTGTACACGAAGGTGGAGATGAATAAAAAACTTGGTAAAGACCGCTCTATGGACTTAATTGACCCTTGTGCATATCGCTTCTTCCCTTACCTGCAAAGTGAGTACGGTCAAGAACTGAACGATGCAATACAGAAATCGTTCAGTGGCAGACGTTTTGATGATGAATATGTTGATATATATGACGAAGGAACATGGGCGTAGAGATTAAAAAAATAGAGGATGTTATCGAATCGGCGAAGGTTCACGGTCACGATGTTTCCATTCGTGACGTTATCTACTCATACGTTAGAGTAAGGTTTGATAATGACTTGATGATATACACCGCACTCTTCGGTATTCCAAAGAGCGACCAAACAATCCCGGAGTACGAGGTGTCGGATTCTGTAAAATACCTTATAAACTACTTTAAACGTAGCCAGAAGAATAAGGAAAAAGAAAAGGCGCAAGAGGATGAAATGGTAGCTCGTTTGTTGGAGTCACAAAGTAGCGGCACCGGGCAGGAGCAGGATATTACGTTTGAGGAGAATAAATCCGCAATGATTGCGCTTATCGAAAGAGTGGAAGAAGGTATTGCCGATGGTAAGATAGAGCCGGATAAGGGTTTGAAGATTATTGCCGACATCCGCGTAAAACTCAACGACAAGTTTAATACGCAGGAGGAAAACAAATCATCCGTATATATCATGCCTGCAATGTACGACCTTATCTGCCCTCACACTCACAGGGAGTGCTATCAGATGACAAAGGAGTACGCAATGAAACAGTTCGATTTAATTGAAAAAAAATAAATAGATATGGCAGATGCAGAAAAACTAAAACCTATCATTTTAAAATGGGAAGGAGGCTTTTCCAATAAGAAGTCCGATAGGGGAGGTGCCACCAACAAAGGTATCACCCTCACTACGTTTCGTTCGTTCTACGGCTCGCAGAAAAGCGTCACCGATTTAAAGGACATTACGGATGAGCAATGGATGAACATCTTTAAGACAGGGTATTGGAACAAGTTTTTGGCAGACAATATAGACAGCCAGTCTATTGCCAATATTTGTGTTGATTGGGCGTGGGGCAGTGGAGCTAAGACCGCTGTAAAAAAAGTCCAAGAAATCCTTGGCGTAACAGTGGATGGGATTACTGGAAATCAAACTCTTTCTGCCATAAACAAAGCGGATGCAAAGACACTGTTTCAGAAAATATGGAAGAGGAGAAAAACTTTTTTTGAGAATATTGTAAAGAACGACCCTACGCAGAAAGTAAACTTGAAGGGTTGGCTAAATAGGTTGAACGATTTTAAATTTGAAGATTAATATGGACGAGTTCGTTAAATTTCTCCTTGACAATCCCGATTTGCTTTCCCATAAGAAACCTTTTTTTAGAGGTTTCTCTCCGATGAACGTAAGACTGCCGGACAAGGTTCGTCTCTCCGGTTTTATCGAGGCTACGGTTCCACGGATATATAGAAACGTGATAGACCAGTCCGTATATGCGATGGAAGCAAGTCCATATTCTCACCGTGTGTTGTTTGATTCCAACATACCGTCCATCACCGTAAAAATGAAGAAGCACGGATATATGGATATTGAGCAATACCGCTTGGGTATGCCTATGCAGATTCTTATCCGTGATAAACAGGTTCGTCACTTGTGCGTTAATCGCATGTTGCAGATTCTGAATAATATGAATCCTACAGACGTTCAAAATCAAAACTTTATCCGTTACAAGCAGGCATGGGACGAAAAGAACATGGAGGGTGCAAAGACGCAGTTTGTTCGCGACCAAAAGACTTTTGGAGACGCAGCTCTCTTAATGTACATGGGTCGTGACGGCAGGCTGCATTCTCGCAACATTAGCTACAACGATGAGATAACCATTATTTCGCACAAAAACAATAACGGAGAACACGTTTTGGAATGTTTGAAGTACGAGATAGACGGTTATACGGTTATAGACTGTTACGATGATACCTACGTTACTACGTTTACGGAAACGCAATCAAGAGAAGCGGACGGACGCATTATAAGAGGATGGAATCGTAGCGCAAGCAGACCACACGGATTTAGCGAAATACCTCTTATCACACGCCGTGGTGATGTTGCATGGGAGAGAGGTCAGTTAATGATTGAGGCTCTTGAATCCTTGCTTAACACCTTTGTTGTCATACAAAAACGTCACGGATGGGGTATGATATATGTTAAGGGCAAATTCTCGGAGGGAGCCAAGAAGTTGGCAGGAAATGTCATTTTGAACGACAATAGCGGCGATCCGACATCCGATGCAAAGATACTTAATCCTCCATCTCCGGACAACATGATAGAAACCATCAATTGCTTGGAGGAACAGATACAGAAAGCGTGCGGTACTACATGGGTGCTTCCAAAGGACATAAAGATGAGCGGAGATACGTCCGGCGTTGCGGTTGAATTGACACAGGAACTTGACTTGGCTACGGCACAGGATGGCGTTATTGAGTGGCAGAATGTCGCCAACAAAATGGGGCGTTTGTTCAAGGAGGGTCTTGCTATGGAACTTGTAAACACGGGCGAAAATCCAAACGCCATCACAGAGTACAAGGAACTAAAGATTCAAAACTCATTCTCCGTATGGAAACCTCGTAGCGAAGATGCACACAACCAGATGGTGGAAGCTGCCGTTGGTGCAGGTATCATCTCTAAGCAAACGGCCATCGAAAAGAATACTCTCTCTACTCCGGATGAGAAAGCACGCATTGAGCGAGAGGAGAAAGAAAAGGCAGATAAGGAACTTGAGCAGAAGAAAGCGGAGATGGAATTGGATAATTCTATGCAAAATTCTACTCAAAACGTTGCAGAATAAAAGAAAAAATATTATATTTGCAGCATGGAATACGGAACGCTTAAAATAAAGCAAATCGTAGGCGGAAAAGAAACCAATTTCCGTAACATCGAGGTGAAGGAATACACATACACCAAAACTCGTATGGGATTCCCTTCTCTTACGGCTACCATATACTACACAAAGCCACTGGATAAAGAGTGGAAGAGTGATATGTATGTTGAGATTGAGGGCGTAAAACTCTTTATTAGAGAAACACCGGATTCTACCAAGAGCAACGATAACGTTTTGTACGAACATAGTATTACATTCCGTTCGGAGTACGAAATTCTGGACGGAGTGTATTTCTATGATTCCGTTAGCGTAGAAAATTACACGGACGACAAGCCACAGAGCGAATCGACAAGCGTTACTTTCTTTGGTACGCTGGAAGAGTTTGTACGCCGCATAAACGCATCGCTTGTACAATCCAACATTGGGGATAGCGCGATAAAAAACGGCAATGTTTTATATGACGATAGCGATATAAACGGAGATGGTTTCGTTTGTGTGCTGGCTCGCGAAACGGACTTTTCATACGATGAAACGGAAAAGCTAACCTTTGATGATTTATCCATTTGGGAGGCCATTAAGCAAGTTTACGACACCTTTGAGGTTACATTCTCTTTGCGAGAAAAGAAGATAATCTTCGGAGAAATAAATGAAACTCTACAAACTACGTTTGAGTACGGAAGAGAAAAGGGCTTGTTGGAAGTTGAAAGAGCAAATTCCAACAACAAGGTTATTAATCGTGTAACCTTTGTTGGTGGAGAAACCAATATACCACACTATTACCCAAACGATAGTGAATATGGAACAATCACGCTGCAAGGAACCGGAAAAGACAAGGTAGAAATAAAAAATCAGTTTCTACTCTTAGGCTCTCTTGACGAGGAACAAGAACTTGTTGCAATCACACAAAAAGGGTCTTGCTACTTTGATTTGTCTTATAACAAAAACATATCTGCCGATGGCTTCACAACACTTAGAGAGGATCCGGGAGTAGTGTCTTTTGGAGTAGGCTTGGTGGTTAGCAAGTATTCGTACAAAGCAAAGATAAGCAAACTTAGCTTTGACTATAAGGTTTCGTACAAGCAGTTCTATTGGGAAGAACAGCCACACTACTCGGATGGTATATACACGCCTACTTATCGTAAGTCTTGGCTTGACTGCGAAAAAGAATATACGGTAGATTATGTTCAGAGCGCAAATACAACAAGCGAATATCCTAAAATATACGCGCAAAAAATATCTGACGATACAAAGTACGAGGCTACGTTTGAAAAAGGTTCGCTCACATTTGGTGTTTTGCCGGTAGGAGCCTACCGTATAATGGTAGAGGATAATTTATCACAACTTGATATTGAGAACGAGCCTAATATTAGCGGCGCAAGAAGTGTAGCAATGGGGTCCTGTTTATTGGGTGGAAGCTCCGAAAAGGTTGTTGTGTATAGCGTAGACGGAACAATCTACGAGGATTTGTCTACGCTTGGCTTATCCGGAACTTTGGATGTTGGAGAAACGCTATCTTGGAAGAGCGGAGAAACCATAAATACACAATCCAAACTTATGCCACCCATTTATCGGGAAACGAAAGGCAAGGAGCGTTTTTACAATGCGATTAATAACTACTACAAGAATCCGGACACCGGAGATTTTTATACGTTCCCAACGCCATACGTAGATGGCAATCCTATTGAATACATCTACACCAATGAGGATATTTATCCTACAATTAAAAATGTCAAGAATGCAGCAGGGGATTATATTGGAGAGATTGTTGATATAGCCTTTGACGAGGACGATAACGACAACCTAAAAGCCAGTGTAAACGATGATGGCGAATTAGAGGCTGCAAATTATGAACACTCCTACTTTTATATAAAGCTACACTTAACAGACGGAGACGGAGCTTTTAATCTGTTTGATTGCGCTATGCAAGAGGACAACATGACCGTTTGTATTACAAGTGGTAGTTGTAATGGTTGCGAGTTCCCGATACAAGTAGCCAAGTTCACAAATGCGGACGGAGTATATTTCTTCAAAAATCCGGTACTTGTAAATGAGGAGACGGGGGATATAGTTGAAGGGAATTATTCTGATAAAGTATTGGGCGAAACGGTTGCTAAATCACAAGCGCAAGACTGCCAGCAGGACACCTCAAAGAAAGAAGTCTGGATATGTGTTCAAAAGGATATAGAAACCTTTGGTGTTCTTATGCCGAATGCAACGAACAAATATCGTCCGAAAATAGGCGATACGTTCGTTTTAAAGAACATTCTTCTTCCGAAGGTGTATATCACTACGGCAGAGGAAATGGGGTACGAGGAAGCCATTAGATACATGGCAGAGAACAATGAGGAAAAGTTCAATTACAACCTCAAAATGTCTCGCGTGTATTTAAAGAACCACCCAAGCATACTGGATAAGCTCTCCGAATACTCTAAGCTAAAGATAAAGTACAACGACACAACCGTAGAGCAGTACGTATCTACAATTACCGTATCGGTTAAAAAGGAAGAAGCTCTTCCGGAAATATCCGTAGACCTTGTAGATGAAGTTTCCGTTGGCGAAAGTTTTCAGAAAGAAATTGCATCTTCCGTTGAGGCTATGATAGCCAACACGGTTACGGTAGGCGGTGTTGTAAGTGGCAGCGGTAGCGGAACAGCCCTAACTACCACACAGCTAAGCGATAGATTTCTTCGCAAAGACAAGGACGATACATCCGAAGGTGTTCCAACCTTTCAGAACGGACAAAAAAACCAAGGAAACGTAACTTTCGGAGATTTTATTTCTTCCGTTTACATTGGTAGAGGTGCGGTTATACGACCGGACGGAACAGCGGAATTTGAGTCTATAAAGGTGCGCTCCGACATGGAGGTAGCCAACCTAATAGTAAACGGAATAGAGGCGTTGGAGAATGACGCTATGCTTTCCGACAGTGCTACCATCGAGAAGATAGTTCCACTCTCGGAGGACGATACCACAAGCAGCTTTGGCTTGTATCTAAAATCCAAATGGGACGGATGGGTAACAGGCTTTAAGGAATACGATGTAGTAAAGGGAATCTTCAATTCTCTTTCCGCTGGTAGTAGTGGAGAATATTTTGTTTCTTGGTTTAGAGTAAATCAAGTAAATGCGGCACTCAACTATATAGAAGTTACGATGTACCCGGCAGATGAAGTACCTGCAAAGAAAAACTACACTCCGCAGGTGAACATGAACATCGCTCGTTGGGGTAATCAAGTAGACGAGGATAGACAGAGTTGTTTGTATTTATCCAGCACAGAAGGCAGGATTGTAAAGCTCACGGGTGTAACAAAGCCTATCTTGGAGGATTACAACTACGGCACCACGATGGGTACGCTGCCGGAGTTTGTGCAGGAGATACCGAAGGTACAGGCGCAGATAAATCCCAAT